CCTACTGAACCCGTTCCTACTGAACCCGTTCCTACTGAACTTGTACCTACTGAGCCTGTACCTACTGAACTTGTACCTACTGAGCCTGTACCTACTGAACTTGTACCTACCGAAACCCCCACCGTTCCTACCGAAACCCCCACCGTTCCTACCGAAACCCCCACCGTTCCTACCGAGGCTCCGACCGTTCCTACTGAGGCTCCGACCGTTCCTACTGAGACCCCCACCGTTCCTACCGAGGCTCCGGTTGTCCCAACGGAGGCGCCAATAACTCCTACAATAACTCCGACAAGTGTTGAGGTAGAGACTCCTGTAACTCCCACTGTTTTTGTACCTGAGACTCCTACAGAAACGCCTACGGCCACTCCCACGGCTACGCCTACGGAAATTCCCGCGGTTACCCCTACAGAGACTCCGACAGAGACCCTTACGGTTACCCCTACAGAGACCCCTACGGTTACTCCAACAGAGACTCCTACAGAGACTCCTACAGAGACCCCTACAGAGACTCCTACGGTTACTCCAACTCAAACTCCCACCGAAACCCCTACGGCCACTACTACAGTTACGCCCACCGAAACGCCAACAATCACTCCTACGGTCACGCCTACGGTCACGCCAACAGAAACGCCTTCGGTCACGCCTACGGTTGCTCCTACGGTTGCTCCTACGGTTGCTCCTACGGTCACGCCTACGGTTGCTCCTACGGTTGCTCCTACGGTCACGCCTACGGTTGCTCCTACGGTTGCTCCTACGGTTACCCCCACTGCCGTTCCTACAGTTCCGACCGAACCGCCAACGGTTCCTACAGTTCCGACCGAACCACCTACAGTTCCTACCGAACCCCCAACGGTTCCTACTGAGCCACCTACAGTTCCTACCGCTCCTCCTGTAGTTCCTACTACGTCACCAACCGCTACACCAATTACACCGACCAAACCGACAGTGCCTGTTAAGCCGACATCTGAACCAATTTCATGGCCGATGGCGCAGGCTATTGCTGCTTCGTTTGGTATGCCTCAGTTAGCAAATGTGTTTTATTACGGCAAAGAGTTTGGCTCAAAGAAACAAAAACTCACCAAAGAAGGAACGCTCGAGCAGGAAGAATACAAACCTTTAAGCGTGACGCAAGCAGGCGTGGAGCCGGAACAGTTAGCCGAACAGATTGAACGAACAGAGAAAAGAGAGGAAAATCCCGTAGATCAAATCCTACGGGCGGTAGACGACGAGACCGTGTCTTTTGATGAACTTATTCAGATTTTGAGAGGTCAGTAATATGGCAGTCGATCTTGGTTTATTTAACGACCCGTCGATGGCAGATCCAAATGCTGCGGCAAATGCATCTAGTGAAGAAACAGAATGGCTAGATCCAAGTATTTTTACTGGAGACTTAGCGATAACTGATGGTAATAATCCCGATTTGACGGAAATTCTTACTGGCACCGGTGATTGGGGTGCGGCGTTAAAAGCGTTGTTTGGTTCTAATGCGACGAAGATGGCTGGTCTTTTAGGAGTTGGCGCGCTTGCCAATAAAATGTTTGGCTCAAGCGGCGGCGGAGGATATGCAGGATATCAAGGAAAAATTCCCACATACACAGCCACAAGAACCATGAATGCTATTCCGACTACGATGGCAAATCCGTTGGCAGGACAATCGGGACAATTAGCAACCATTCCTCGCAGGCCAGGGTCTGGTGGTGTTACTTACTTTAGCCCTATGGTGTACACACCTGTTAGCACTGCAACAGGCGGCGCCGGTAACGACACGGTTTCGGGTGGGGGTGGTAACGACACCGTAACAGGCGCAAGCGGTGGGATTATGTCCTTACGTAATGGACATCTTGGCTCTTATTCAGACGGCGGTCAGTTACTTCGTGGACCTGGAGATGGAGTGAGCGATGATATTCCCGCAACCATTACTGATAAACAGCCTGCTCGATTGGCTGACGGCGAATTCGTTATTCCTGCCCGTATTGTTTCTGAATTAGGCAATGGCTCTACAGAAGCTGGCGCAAGGAAGCTTTACGCCATGATGGATAGGATTAAAAACGCCAGACGCAAAGCCAAAGACATTGCGGCTGATACCAAAACAGATCGTTATTTGCCGAGGTAAATATGGCTACTACAACAACCCCTGCTGCTGGCACTTCGACACAGTCCACCCTATCAGATTGGGCAGGACAGTATGTAACAGATATGCTTGGCAAAGCCCAAGCTTTAGCAGAAACGCCCTACCAAGTCTATGGCGGTCCTATGACTGCCGGGGAGTCGGCTCTTCAGTCTAAATACTTTGCCGGTTTGGGGTCGCTTACTTTTCCTTCACAACTAGGGCAAAGCTTTACTTCGGCTAATGCTCCTGCATTGCCGTCGGCTACTTCAGGAGCCGCGGGTGGCGCGACTCCAACGGGGCCGGCAGCGCAGTATATGAACCCATATCTACAAGCAGTTCTTGCTCCGCAATTAGATGAGTTAAGAAGGCAATCTGGCATAACGCAAGCGGCGCAAGCCGGAAAAGCCGCACAAGCCGGCGCATTTGGTGGGTCGCGTTATGGGCTTATGGAAGCTGAAGGCGCGAGGAATCTTCTTCAGGAAATGAATAAGACTATTGGCACGGGCTATGCAAACGCTTACGACAAAGCAATGCAACAGTTCAATACGGAACAAGCACAGGCCAAAACCTTAGCAGATATGATGGCTAGCGCAGGCGCGCAGCAAAGGGCTATAGAACAAGAAGGTATTACAGCAGACTACAACGAGTTTTTAGCCCAGCGTGATTATCCAACGAAGCAACTTCAGTTTCAGCAATCAATGCTTCAAGGGTTACCTATTTCGACTGTATCTACTTCTCAAGCTCCACAAAGTGGTATTGGGCAGTTGTCGTCAACAGTAGGCGCATTAGGATCGACCTACGATTTGTTGAAAAAACTTGGTGTTATTACAGGATAAGCCATGAATCTTGTTCAAATTCAAGAGCGTCTTAAGGACATGCCGCTTCAAGCGGTGATGATGTATGCCAATGGTATGAACCCCGAGGTTCCGCCTTATCTGGCGCTTGGCGAACTGAACAGGCGAAAGAAAATGGAGCAGGCTATGCAACCTGCTCAGATGCCGCAAGGTACTGTCAAAGAAAAACTTGAACAAGAAGTTGGCCTTTCTGCGCTGCAAAAACAATTGATGGATCAGCTACAGACCCAAGGCTTGCGCCAACAACAAGCGGCCATGAGTCAGGGTCAGCAAATGGCAAGAATGCCCGGGCCTGCCCCGCAAGGAGTACCGCAACCACAAGTTCCTGAAATGCCCGAAGAAATGCCGATAGAGATGGCAGGTGGTGGTGTTGCAACAATTCGTGTTCCTGATAATCAGTTTGAATTTGGATCGGGTGGCATCATTGCGTTTGCGGGTGGGTCACCGGGACAAAGAAAAGAACTTACCGAAGATGATTTGAAAAAGCTTGATGAAATACGTGAACAAGTTATACAAGCAAAAGCCTTAGAGCAAGCATTCTTAGAACCCGGAATTATGGGTTCAAAACAATTGCGTGAGTTTCCAGAACGCAAAGAAGAATATGAAAAGGCTACGGCGACAAGACGGATGCTAGAGCAGCAACTAGCTCAGGCTGAATTAGGAACTACGCCACCACCGCCTGCGCGGCAAACCGTGTCACAACCTGTAACCCCGAGGATGGAACAACGTTTTCCTCCCGGCCCTCCTCCGCAAGCGCCGCAAGGAATTGGTACGTCTACACAAACGCCGCCTAGAGGTCCGTCGGTACAAGCGCCAGCCCCTATTCCATCCCCGCAAGGCATAGCCACGGTTGCGCCTCAGCCTATTGCTGAAACCCCAGCGATGCAAGCCTTAAGAACATCTATTCCTCAACAACAACCGACCACCATTCAAAGCTACGAAGAGGAATGGAAAAAGGCGGCTGAAAAGAATCCTTATCTCACGAAGCTTCCTGGCGAAAAGATTGAGCAATATCTGGCTACGCTTGAACGTCGCGACCGAGAAGATCAAGAACGTTTCCAACAGATGGAGAAAGATAGAACCAGATCTGCTTTATGGAAATCACTTATGGCTGCTGGTGAAGCGTCTCGTGGTCAGCGTGGGATCGGTGCTTTGCTAGGCGGGTTTGGTAGAGCCGCTGAGACAGAGGCCGAAGCCGCTCGAGGCCGTGAAGAGAAACAACAATTACTGCAACGTGAACGTGAGATGAACCGCATCAAGATGATGCAGGAAATTGAGACCGCAAGGATCGCTCAGTCGCGTGGTGATTTCGCAGCCAAGCGTCAAGCTGATATGGAAGCTGCAAAGTACCAGCAGAAAGATAGAGAGATTGCCGGTCAGTTAACGAGTAACCTTGCACAAATTGAAGCATCTAATGCAAGGACGTTTGCAGAACTCAAGGCTCGGGCTGAAGAAAATAAACTTAGCCGCGAGACGCAGTTACTGGTTGCTAGAATCCAAGCAGCCTCCGCTAACCGTCCCGGCGAAACGGAACGATTGTTTGATGAGTACCAAAGGTTGCTTAGGGAAGATCCAACAGGCAAAAAAGCGGAAGCTTATATGTCTACCGTTGAAAGGTTGAAAGGCGCAAGAGGGGCAGAGTCGGTAGAACAACAAAGACTTAAAGCGGCACTTGACTCCAAACGAAACACCTTAAAGACATATATGGAAAACATGGCATACGCCAGCAAGCCTGAAGTCAAAGAGGAGATAAAACGTTTACAGCAAGAGATTAAGGCGATAGAAAATCAACTGCTTGGCGGTGCGGCATCAAGCGCGCCAGAAGGAAGTGCGGCTAATCCAATTAAACTGAGGTAAGCAATGCCTGTCTATGAATACCAAGGGCAGCATTATGATCTTGCTGAAACTGATCCTGCCGCAGCTAAAGCAAAGATCCTTGCTTACCTTGCAAAGCAACAGCCACCATCCAAAGAGCGTACCTACGGCGAGGCGTTACAGGATATCGGCGCTGGGGTTGTAGGTGGAATCGGTTCGCTCGTCCAACTCCCTGGTCAGTTATATGGCCTTGCTACGGGAGATATGAGACGTACCGGAGCGTTAGGCGTTGGTAAAGATATCGAAGAATATGCCGAGTCTTTGAAGTCGGCAGGGCTAAAAGCTAGAGAAGAAGCAAGACGTAAAGCGATTGAAGAAGCCACCGCTAAGGAAGGGCAGTTTGGTGCGTTTAAGTCTGCGTTCTCTGAGACGGTAAAAGACCCAGGTTTGTTATTAACGTTTCTTGCAGAGCAGGCTCCTCAGTTGCTAGTCCCCTTCGGGGCGGCAAAGATCGCCAAGGGTGCGACAGTCGCTCGAGGCGCGGGTGAAGCCGCGGCAGCACAAGCCGGTGTTCGTGGTGCGATTGGAGCCGCGGGTGTTCAGCAAGGCGCAGATGTTGGCGCTGGTGCTTACGAGAACATCTACAACGAACTTAAGTCTAAAGGCGCAACCGATACAGAGGCGGCGCAAGGTGCGTTGAATCTTGCCCGGGCGGCAGGCGCATCAGGTGCAATCATTTCTGTATTGGCTCAACGACTTCCTGGTGCGAGGGCTTTAGAAGAAACATTCGCAGGCGTACCGAGCGTCGCAGGCAGAGCCGGTCGTGTTGGTCGTGGTGCGGTAGGTGAAGGTGTTAGTGAAGTCGGTGAGGAAGTTGGTGGCCGATTCACGCAGAACCTTGCGATGCGCGAGGTCAAGCCTGAGCAATCCTTGACTGAAGGCTTGGGCGAAACCGCAGGTATGGCCGCTATTGGTGGCGTTGGACTTGGTGGTATAGCGGGTTTGGCTAGAAGGCCTACTCCCCAAGAACCGGCGCCTCCCGTTACTCCAGAGGAACAGCTTCCACCCGTAGAGCCGACCGCTACACAACAACGCATTGAAGCATTGACCGGTGTTGGAAGACAACCAGGAGTTGGTATTGAGGGTTTGCTTTCGGCACAAGAAGCTGCCGCGCAAGAAGAAGAACGTAGACCGCTTCGACCAGGAGAGGCAAGGGCTAAGTTGCCTGAGTTTGAGCGTGGCGTTGCCTCATTACTAAAGCCCGGAGAAACCCGCGTCGAAGATATGCCTGAGTTTCAACAGGCAACAAGTAAGTTTGGTTTGCGTCCTGGCGAAACAAAAGTAGAGAGGATGCCTGAGTTTGAAAAGCCTGCTACGGCTGAGGCGCAGCAGATACAAGAAGACATTGCCGCTCGGGAAAAGATTGCAAGAGACGCTGAACGTAAACGTGTAAGAGAAGTACAGGCTATTCCTGGCGAAGCTAGAGCGGCTAGCGAAGAAATGCTAGACATCATTAGGCAATTACAACTTGCCAATTTGCCTAACACGCCAAACCCTCTTACGACAGAACAGCGAGAGTATCTGAAGAATCGTTTGATTGAACTTCAGAAACAAGCCAAACCGCAACCAAGGGTAGGCCCAGAGACTCGACCAGAAGTACAAGAGCGAGGTCCATTAGCACAACAACTTCCAACCGCGTCTAGCCCTGAAGCCATAGCAGCAAGACAGGCAGAGATTGATCGTCGCCGCCAGGAGGCAGGACTTCCTACGGCAGAACAGCAACGAGCTGGCATCACCCAAGTTGAAAAGCCAAAGATCGGAAAGTCTCCGGTGCCTAAGCTTGTTGATCCAAGACCGCTAACAGAACAGCAAGCTAACGCACGGCTTGGTGTACTGAAAAACATGCTTCAAATCGAGGGCGGAGATCCTAATAGCCTTGGTATAGTTCCTCATCCAACGGTTCAAGGTAAGTTTGCAATCAAGTCTTTTGACTTACCATTTAAGTTATCTACTGAACAACAGGCTACGGCATTTGGTACGCCCGAGAAACCTGTTGTGATTGATCCGGTCGAGGCTTACGTCAAGATCGCTAGACAGACCAACACGCCGGCATCACAAAGGTTTGTAAAGGATTGGGAAGCAGGGCGTATCCCACGAGAGGATGTCCAACGTGCGTTACAGACTGAGCGTCAAGTACTACAGCTTCCTCCCCTGACATTCCTTGGTTCTCCTGAAGCCAAGATATCTCAACAGCCTATTGCCGGTCCTACGCTTCAAGGTGTTCGAGATGTATTTGGCCGTCCTGTCACTAATGTTGCAAAGCCTACCGCCAAGCCATATGACATACCAACATCTAAACCTCCTTTAGGTTATACAATTTGGACAATTCAAGCCGGTCAAGTTGAGCCTACAAGTGGCATTGAATTACCAGCAATACAATTTCTTAATAATCCTAGTGTTGATGCGGTTGATTACTATTTGCGTCTGCTTAATGAAATGGTTCGTTCTGAACCAATAACGCAAGAAGAAAAAGGTCAACAAGAAAAAATAAAAGCATTTCTACAAGCATACAAAGAAAATCAAATTTCTAGAGGTTTTATAGAAAAAGCTCTTAGAAAAGAAGGTCAGCAAACGCCTCAAAAATCTGAACAAAAAACCGTTGAACCAACAGAACCTACGGAGCCTACTGAGCCAGGGAAAATTTTAACGCTTGAACAATTTAAAGATGTGTTGCCTGTCAATTACAACAATCCAATCGTTGAAAAATTACATTATGCGAAGGATTTTGGCGGGTTAATTGATTTTTTTAAAACACACAAAAACCCGGTTTATAGACGAGTCGCTGAATTGGCAGAGCCGCTTCGCAACAAAGTAAAAATTATGCGTCCCGCAAGAATTGGGGGCAAAGGGCAGTACAGCCCCGCATATGATCAAATTACGATGAGCGTTAATTTTGCGGGAAGCGAAAAAACCACAATTCATGAAATAGTACATGCATTGGTGGCAAGACAACAGCTTGCGCCGTCGCCACAAGCACGTAAATTTGTTCAAGAAATTAAAAAATTACGAGAGTACGCAAAAAAGGAATTAAAAAAACGTGGCAAGTTAATTGATCCAAATACAAACTCTGAGTGGTACGCATTTGATACACGCACCGATGTTCAAAAAGTAGGATTAGAATTTGTAACTGAAGCGTTGGCTTACCCTGAGTTTCAATATGAATTGATGCAAATTCCTTACAGCCAATCGCAAAGCGTTTGGTCTAAGTTTGTTGAACTTGTTGCAAATTTGTTGGGCATTAAAAACAAAACGGCTCTTAGTGAAATTTTAAATTTAGTAGAACAATTGTCGCAAACATCTCGCCCTACGTTTGGCAAATTACCAAGCGACCTAGTTGTTTCAGAAGAAAATCGCGAGCCAAGCGCGGCACAACGCATAAAGAAAACAGCTCAACAAGCCATGCAGAAACGCGAGCCACTCAGACTTGCGCCACAGATCTCTGAGCAAATCGCACAGCAGTTACAGGCTACCTTCGCTCCTGAGAATAAAACCATCATCGATAAGATCGAGGGTCTAAAGGATCGCTTCTGGCAGCGTATTGCTCAGGGTATGGCCGATCAGTTTAGATCGATTAAAGACTACAGTGATAAAGCTCATATGCAAGCCACGCTTTCACGCTCGGTTGACGGCGCGTTAGAAGGCTTGATGCTATATGGGGAGGTCATTAACGACGACGGCGCGTTAAACATCAAACAAAACACAAAGGGTTTTATCAAAGCACTGGAGCCTGTAGGAACTGAGGTTGATAATTTTATGATCTGGGTCGCTCTCAACCGTGAAGAGCAGCTACGTAAAGAAGGAAAAACCCCGTCTGTTCCTGATGATTTGCTCAACCAAAAAGATGAGCTTTCAAAAGGACAGTTAAACGGACAGCAAAGAATAAAAGTCTACAACGATGTGTTGCAAGACATGAATAGCATAAACCGTTCTGTCTTGCAGATAGCTTTAGATACCGGATTGATAGATAAAAATGGATTCGAAAAGTTTTCAAAAGATATTTATTACGTACCCTTTTATAAAGAAATGGAAGATAAGGATATCGACGCTCCTTCTATAGCATCAGGTCTTACGAGTCAGTACTTCTCAAAGCAGCTCAAAGGTGGTGAGCGTCCATTCGGTGATCTGGTAGAGAACACTTTACGAAATTGGAATCACATCCTGTCGGCAGCGATGAAGAACCAAGCCGCGGTATCAACATTACAAGCCGCCCAAAGTGTAGTACTAGGTGATACACCTGTGGTCGAGCCGACCAAGGAGAAGACCGGTTCTGTAAAAGTTATGATTGATGGGCAAGCCAAATACTTTAAGGTCAATGATCCATTGTTGCTAGAGTCAATTTCTGCGATTGGATATCTTGGTCCTAAGAATATGTTTGTTGATGTGATGCGAGGCTTCAAGAATCTGTTGCAACTTGGGGTGACGGTTTCTCCAGTATTTAAAGTAAACAACTTAATTCGAGACTCATGGCAATCGATGGCGCTGAGTGGGGGTGGACTTGGTTCAAATCCATTCACAAACGTTCTCAATGGTGTTTCCATTTTCAATGAGAAAAAAGAAACATACATTGGGGCGTTAGCAGGTGGTGCTATTTTTAATTTTGGCACTGCTTATGAAGGTGACCAATCGAAACTAATTAAGAGGTTAATTGATAAAGGTGTAGGGCGTGACACTATCCTTGATAGTGGAGAGCGGATTAAAAACGGTCTGCGATTTCTTCTTGATAAATATCAAGACTGGGGCAATGCGTCTGAATCGGCTAACCGTCTTACTTTATATAAGAACTTACGCGACAAAAAAATGAGTCATTTAGAAGCAAGTTACTACGCAAGAGACTTGCTCGACTTTTCTAAACAAGGGTCTTGGCCTGCTTTTAGGTACCTTACACAAATTGTTCCATTTTTAAATGCTCGCATTCAAGGTCTTTATAAACTAGGAAGAGACGGAGTTATTCCGACCTCAAGAGTTTTGTATAACGTTTCAACTGGCAAAGAAATAACAGGTTCGGACAAGCAAAAGGCAGAAGCGTTTGGGTACGTAGCAATGGCAACGATGCTTGCATCTATGGCTCTTTACTTAGCTTTTAAAGATGACGAGGAATTCCAGAAGCGTGACGAATGGGACAGAGATAATTTTTGGTGGTTTAAGCTTCCAGGCATAGACGTTGCATATCGGATTCCAAAGCCATTTGAAATAGGCGCGTTAGGAACTTTAAGCGAAAGAATCTTAGAGCAAATGGTAGACCAAGAAGCAGAGGGTAAACAGTTCAAAGCTGCTATTAGTCGAGCAATTTTTGATACGTTTGCCATGAACCCAACGCCGCAAATGTTTAAACCCTTGTTAGATCTTTACGCAAACAAGAGTACATTCACAGGCGCGCCTATTGAAACGGCTGGTCTTGAGCGTCTATCAAAACAAGAGCGTATGACCGATCAAACAAGTCCGCTTGCCATCGCTCTTGGCGGCGTTTCGTCAATTTTAAGTTCGACAGTTTTACCTAAAGCGGCGGAGCTTTCGCCTGTTCAGGTTGACTACGCCATCAAGGGATACTTTGGATGGCTTGGTGGAGCGGCTTCAACCATATCAACTTATGCGGTCATGCCGTTTAGGGAAGGGGAATATCCTGATGCAAAGTGGATTGATCGTGCAAGCTTAGGTTTGGCAAGAGATCTACCGGCTAATCAGGCTAAGTACGTGACATCCTTTTATGAGAATGCCAAAGAGATCAATCAAGCCTTTGCAGATATGCGGCATTACGCTGAGGTCGGTGATGCTGCTAAGGTCGAGGAGATCATCTCTGAGAAGGGAGACAAGATCGCCTTGGCTAAGTTCTATGACAAGACATCAAAGAACATGTCTGAGATTAGAAAACAAATCCGCGTCATCATGGCGGATACCACCATGAGCGGAGCGGATAAGCGTGAAGAGATTGATCGAATGAAATTGATTATTGCTGACTTGGCTCAACAGGCGGAAGAAGTCAGGAAGTCATCCAAGTAATCGTTCAATCGTCACGGCAAGTGCGTCGAGTTCGTCCATCTTACGGATAGACCACGCCCGTTTTTGACCATGCCATCCAAGGATAGAACCTTGATGGCAGTCTTTACATAAAGCCACCACGGTGTATTGTTGATGCTGCTTAACGTGGTGTGCGTCAGATGGTCCCGGTGCGTCACATACACTACAGGGTAAGAGTTTTACCCTGTGTATATGTTCACGTTCCTTAGCGGTTAGTTTGTTATTCAAAGCCTTTCTTTCTCATCCGTTTTTTTCTTTCTTTCATCATTTCTTCGGCGAGGTTAAAACATGCCCATGGAAGATCATCAAAAGGCGTTTTCAAGACAGCATACCGAACCATAGCAAAAGCTGCGTACCAATCGAGCATGGTGAGATCAGATTCAGCTTCTTCTTTAACCAGGGATTCAACGCCTTTCATCATGCTCACCGTGGGAAAAGAGGCTTCTCCAGTAAGCCCATTTCTTTTGATAAGCCGGATCTTCTGATGGCGGGACCCATGTGGGCGGAACCGACGGCCATTCGCCTTCTTCTTGTGGGATGGGTTCTGGTTCGCTAATTTTTCCATAGATATCAATCTTCACTACATGAGTCGGGGCTTTTTGTTTCTTCCAAATTTCAATTGCGTTTGCGCCGGATTTCCATATGCGTTCGTTCATTTTTTTCTCCTATTCGGGCGTTGATGAATAATCATCGCGCTTAACAAATCATCAAGAAATTCTGCAATTGTTTGGCCTTGATAACCAAGGCGGCTACATAGTTCATCCTCATGCAGGACGCTAACCACATCTCTAATAGCTTTGTTGTATCCGGCATTGAATTCGTCATTGCCTTCAATCATCATCGTGATAGCGTCGCGTACTAAGGCGGTAGCTTTCCTGTCCTTCGCGGCTTCCTTCAGCTTTAAATAAATATCCTCTCTCAGATGGACTGAGTAGGGGATGAGACGTTTGCTTTCCATGAATTGAATTCCTGTTCGATATTGAATAGACGTTTAGCCGCGGCTGGTTTGTTCTTAAGTTCAGAACGTGATGTCACCTCGAGGGTTTCTTTCAGCCAATCAGTGGCGGCGCTTTCTGATTCCTCGAAGATATTTCCTGTATCTACGAGGAACCTTGCAAACGCTGGATCCTTACAGATCATGGCTGAGGCTCTGACGGGATCGCGTCCATACTCACGCTCCCTAACCATCGGGGTTTCATCAGTGTTAAGTCTGACCATTACCACTTGATATCTCGCCCCGACAAAGTCCCTCAGAATCTCATCAGGGATTTCGTCAGGGTGGATACAAAGGGTTAGGACATAACCCGTCTTATCCTGTTTTATAGCCACCTTGGCGGCTTCAAATTGTGAGGTTTTCATCAGAACGGCAAGTCGTGGTCATCGTCTTGTTTGATCGTAGGCTTTTCAGGACGGCCTACTTCCTTGTTCCCACCGAGCATGGTCATGGCAGAACAAGAAATCTCAACAGTGGTCTTCTCGTTGCCTTCTTTGTCGGTGTATTTGCCGTACTTAATTGATCCTTCAACATAGATCTGAACGCCTTTCTTGACGTATTCAGAAACGATCTCAGCAAGCTTTCCAAAGAAGACAAGACGATGCCATTGTGTTTCTTCCTGGCCTTTGACCTTGGTGGATGTGGCAAGGGATACGTTGGCTATTGCCATCCCCTCCCCGGTGTATCTCACGATAGGATCTTGACCGACTCGACCGATAAGGATTACGCGGTTAACACTCATGCTCCTTCTCCTTTAAGTTTGTTTTGTTTGTCTACGAAATGTTTCATCAGGTCTTTGTAGTTAGGCTCATCAAGGGTTTTGAGTTGGTCAAAGATATTCCTGTTGACCTTGAATAACTCCTTGACTTCGTCTGGTGTTTTGCAAAATGCAAGGCCGGCCAATGTGGCTTGAGCGACTTTCTCTGTCCAATCTTCCAGATTTGCGTCTGGCGTGATGTCTATCTTAATTTGCCAGTCTTTTTTCTGCCCTTCGATGTGAGCCGGAGGTTTGGCTTGTACCTTGGGTTCAGGCTTAGGCTCTGGCTTTTTAATCTCTTCCTTGCGTTTACTTGCGGCGTTGGCATCATCATCTTCAGGGGCGATACCGCACGCAGCCATGAGGCTATAGCGACGCGCATAGGTCAATGCTGAGCCATATCCTTGAGGATCATGTTTAGCCGCGGGTACATGAAGTCTACCGTTGCTTAAGGTCTCGCCTGACTCATGGATAAAGACGGTCTCAACGATCACACCGTTATCGCAATCATGTATGTTTTGAATCATGGCGATACCGTTATCGTTTAATGCATCAATCACGGCTTCAACGCAAGTTGCTAAGTCGGCGTACTTGTTTTTGAAATGGGGATTTGTTGAAGACTTTAGCGCAGGCCCGAAGGCCTTCTGTGCTTTAACGAATGATTGGGCGATCTGTTTCATCAGGATTCCTTAATACATGTTCAATTTGATCGATGAGTTGGCGTATGTCCTGTAAGGCCCACAGGATCCAGGCAATGTCTTCGTGTTTCATTTTTTTGTCCTTGGTCCAGGCTTGCTACGGGGCGTTCCGTCTTTACGAAGACCGTATTCAACTTTTTTAGCTTGCGGCGCTTCTTTTGCTACTGGCTGGCTCATCTGTTTTTGATTAGCAAGGTCTTCGTTCTTTGCTGCGTTCTGGAGTCGAATAATTAAATGATTAACCTCGACCCAAGGTAGAACCATCAGACCACGGAATACCAATTCAAGATCTTTATTGCCTAAAAAAACGTTCATGTTTTCTCCTGATAACGTTTGTATTGATTACAAAAACTGGCGACTTGGCAGTACGAAACGCACCGCACACGCTCGCCTTCTCTAACCTCCACGGTGTAACCCTTGGAGTCCTTTAAAGAAGCCAACGCTTGATTAGCTTCTTCTAAAGTTGGGTGTACTGACTTAGCCCGGACGTTGCCGGTCTTGATCAGCGCGTATCTTGTAGGCCGCTCCCACATTTCCTCAGACGAACATTCAGGCATCTCGTCGTCGAGTTGAAGTGAGAAGTAAGCCTCGTTGTGTTTAGAGATCCTTCCTTTGACATAGGCCTCACGGGCCTCAGAAGGCCACAGAGGGATCTCAACCACGGCAACAGGGGATTGTGGGTAGCCCTCCTTCGTTTGCGCCTCACGGGCCGTCCAATCCCTTACGATGGCTATGATCTGAGCAGACTTTACTTTGACGTTTTTGGTTCGTTCGATAAGCCATGCGTAAACGTTGAGCTGGTTATGCCAGTCTTGCTTTTCGTTCATGACGGACCAAGCTCCGGTGACTTTGTAGTCAGAGATCACGATGCCGTCTTCATAGACTTCTTGAAGATCCATCTGGCCTGAGATCGTCCATCCATCAAGTTTTGTGTAGAGGCGTTCCTCGATGATGTGATGTGAGTCTTTGCCATGCTCGAGGACTTTGTGGACGGCGGAGCCGAACAGTTGCCAGACCATCTCAGAAGCATCCTGTTCTAACTCATCCCAATGCTTATGCCTAAGACTCACAATCTGTGGTGAGTTCAATAGTTCTGTGACTGAAACGTGCGAGTCACCTTTGTTGTAGGTTGGTCTATGAATGACGTTGATAAACGTCTGCGGCAGATTGAATTTGTTTGTAAGTTTCATGTCAGATGATTCAGTGCGATAACGAAATCCATATGTTCTTTGGTCAGCTTCTTGTACTCGTCGTACACCTCTAAGAGTTGAAGGTGGTAGTACATCGCTGTGTCATGGTCGCCTCGATACTCATAGAAAAAAAAGAGATCAAGGTTGTTGGCTACTTCGCCAAGGTGCCAGGAGAAATTCCTAGCCCCTTCGATCTGTCGCCGAAGCATTTCATCTCGTGTCATGTTCTCTCCTATCTGCTAGTTGTGTACGCAATATAACAGGTATATTGTGAGCGTGTCAAGCATGTAAACTCCAGTAACGTTTCTGGAGTTTTTATGCGACGCGCAGCAAGAGTTGATGCAAATCAAGGGCTTATCGTCCAGGCACTTCGAGCCTGCGGGGCGACTGTCCGAGTCATTTCTCAGGGGGATGGCATACCAGATCTACTCGTTGGCTACCGCGGCCATACGATTCTGATGGAAGTGAAGGACGGGGATAAGATACCGTCGCAGCGCAAGCTCACCGAGGCAGAGCAAAACTTTTTTGATACATGGACCGGCGGCAAATTGTTGATCGTAAACAGTGTCGATGAGGCGCTTGCCGTACTGAAGGAATGCAGATAGGATGAGGGCTGTAGTCCATGTTGTCTCCTGTTGTTGGTCTTCCCAACATTTGCCCCTTGCAATGAGGGGCATTTTTTTGGTATAGTCAAAAGGTCGGCGTGGCAACCGGCAGTCCCCTGCAAGGAACCCCAGAGTATTTAGGTGGGGCGTGTGTGGTCATAAGGTCTTTTGTAGGGGAGACTGCGTGATTGCCCATGCCAAGGGCCATGCCCCACCTAAGTCTTCTGGGGTTTTGCTTTTGGTGCCGACCGGACTCCATCCGTTAGTAAGGTCTAAACCGGACGCGTGGAAGAATAGGTAGTCGGTATGCCAGGGTAACCTGAGCCGGTGCAAATCCGCCAATCCGACAGGCTCGCCGTAGTTCCAAGCCTGGGGGTGTAGGAGATAACCCGTCCTGCACATGGGACTTCCCGCAAGGGGGTGATGAAGATCACCGAAGGCATCCTCCCTTTACCCGTATGGGGTAGGGGGAGCCTTTGGGTGATAAATAGCTAAGATTGCTTTTTGCCTGCGGGGCGGGTCATGTTTTCTTTTAGTTCTTTTAGGATCGATTCGGCCAAAGACTTTGTTGCGGCGGACGTTACTAATAAGGCTTTGGCCTTTTCCGCTGCGCGTTCTGCCTCCTCCATCAGAGCCTCTGCGCGGAGCTGTAGGATGACCCGAGGGTCAATATTGATTTTCATAAGTTCTCCGACTTAAGACGGCTTCAGAACACATTTCAACGATATCTGCGGCCTCGTAGTCACGGTCTAAAACAAACTTGTGATAGACCTTGGCAATTTCGTCATCACAAGCTTCTCTCTCCGCTACTACGCCAGCCATGAAAACAGACCTCATATGCCGGTTGTAGGGGTCCATGCCGTAATCTTTACAGTAGTCAAGCCAAAGTTGGTCGGGACTCATGTTTAATTCCAAAGGGGTTGTGGTATTGAAACTTAGGTTCTTTTTCTTTCTTTCCTTCGATCTTCCTTTCTGTGACGACGTAGCCGTAAGCCCATCCTGATTTCTTACAGATAGAAGATTGACGTTTCACAAGTTCGCGCTTGATCAGTCCTTGATCTAGCAGCGGCATCAATGAATTGGATATGGCTTTCGTTGTCATACCCAGCTTGCTTGCCAAATCTTTCAAAGTGACTGGCGTGGTTCTTGTCTCCATGTATTTAAGACAAGCTTGACCGCGATCTTCTTTTGCTTTCATCCTCAATCGAACAATGCCCATGCCCATGGTTCATCTTCCTTTTTCTCTAGCCACCAACATGGCATCAGCTTGCTCGTAAGCACGCTCTGCTGTGAACTGGATCATCTCCTCGATAGAGTATTCTTCTCCCCAAAATTTCTGTTCTTCTACGTCCTGAATGTACGCAGCCATCGCTTTAGCGGCGAAGTAGTCACGAAGTGTAAGGTCATTGATCATGCGTCTCTCCATGTGCCATCTTTAAAGATAAAACGTGTAAACAATAACCTCCCATAAGTGTCGTAGTGTGCTGCCATGCAGGGTGGATCGTTGTATGCTGGCGCGCGAGACTGTAATCCCATGCTACTCGCCGTTTGATGCGGGAAGTAATACATCGTTGTCACAGCTTCTTTGGGAGTGTCTGGCGGTGTAGTGAAGTCATATAGTTCGCGTTTCATTGCTCACCCCTTGCTCTGATGGCGGCCGCTATTTCGCGGTAGTCATACGCCCATACCTCACCGTCAAACAACTTCGCACACGCCTCACGTTCTCGCTTGGCAATCAGTTCGGCGAATTGCAAAAGACAGGCGCTATCGCCTTCCATGCCATCGTCAATCGGAACAAAATTTTTGTTGGCCCATCGATGTCTTGTCCAACAGATAATTCCGCAGTCCGCCGCCAGCTTTAAGATGTCTTGCTTGTTCATATCTGTGCGCCTGTGTTGAATGGGTTGTGATGCGCGGTACAGGGCCGTGCCAACAGGCAAAACAACAGCAGGATCAGTCGGCTGTATGACGCAATAACCGCCATAAAACCCCGATACATATCCCACAGGTTTTTGTTCTGGTGTGTGGTCTTGCGCTTGGTGCAACCCCTTGCCGCAAGTTGCCGCAACCCCTTGCGGTTCCCAAAACTCACACTCACAGACATATCGTCCTGCGCTGTGTGATGCGTCACGCATGAAGCCATGCGGTGCGTCGGGGTGATCTTTGCAAGGAACTTCTTTGTTATCCATTAATTTTTGTCCTTAAAAGTTTTTTCTAAGTGCCGAGCGAACGCTTTGCACCAAGCTTCAGGATCGTCTTGCCAATTACTGTCAGTCTCGTATTCGGCATGACAAAACGCCATATGGATTTCTTCATCCGTAAGGTCTTTCCACTTACGGTTGCATCGCTCTATCCATTCTTTCGGACCCATGTTGACGTAACCCTTAAATGCCATAATCAATCTCCACCATTTCAGCAAACCCCTTGTTGTTGCCGTGTTTAGACTCCTCGGCATCGATCTCTAATGCGAGGTCATGTAATACGTGGTAGCCATGTGTTTTGTGTATGAACTTGGCTAAGTGAGTGAACCCAAAGATCCACGAATCAGAAGCGCGATCAACCTTTTCTCGAAGTTCGTTTCGTTCTTCGTTCAAAGATTCAATCAACAGCTCGTATGCTTCCAGTTTTAGTTGGTCGTCCATGTTGTCCTCATGCTTGATCGTTATCTGTTTTCCACTGCTCGCTTGCTCTCATCTTTTCCTCATACACTTCATTCAAAAGCGCAGCGGCTTCTTTGGTCATGGCCTTTTCTGCTTCGCAGTAATCAGGAAGTCCCTGGCTATAACCCTCAAGCTTGCTAGCTAACATGGCGTACTTCCACAGAGGGCTACTCATTTCCAAACACCGCAAAGTTGATTTTGGTTTGATTCAAATTCTGAATCGCTTGCAACGCTACGGCTAGGCGTTCAGCATTCTCTATAGCCTGGACAAACTGAGGGCTAGTCAGAAGGTCTGCGGCTTGCTTATATTCTTTGCTCATCTTTAACGTCTCAGTTTGAACACGATCAGATGTAGCTTTGAGAGATGACAAGTCATTCTTGGTTGTCTCTCGAAACGACATCACAACTTGCTTAACCCTATGTAACTCCTGCTCAACTCTGGCAGAGGATTCTTTTGCAACGGTTTCAAGTTCCATACATGCCTTCCAAAAAGAAAATTCGTTAGTAACAATTTGAACGATTGGGTTGCCGATGACATCAGTTTTCCAACCGATTCCCTCTCTTGAGTTTGGTCTTGCAACAGATGCAAGACGCATCACCTCATCGAGTTTCAGCGGTTGTGGTGCCGCAAGATCAACCCATCGCTCAAAAGCATCGAATTTGTTTGACCAAAAAAACTCAGCACCGCGTGACGTAAACATCACCGACCCGCGGTACTCAGGACATCACAGTTTTCTGGACTGACATACCCGCACACCAAAGTTCTTTGTTCAGAAACGCCATCGGCTTTGTAGCCAGAAAGTTTGTACGCAATAGGCATGGCAACCTTCATAATCTGAAGGGCAGTCAGCCCGTCATCAGAGGCTTTGATGATGGCGTGGTGCATCGCCTCGGCTAACTCTGCCAAGAACTGTTCAGTATCCGTAGCGGTGGTTTGAACGACTACATCACCACTACCTTTATTGTCGATATAAATTCTAATCATTCGTCATCCCCTATGATTTCTCTTACAGAAAGTGTAGCCATCCTTGCCTCAGCTATCGCCTCGAGTCCGTACTCAATAGCTTCTTTGTGCCTGCCTTCTTGGCAAAGGTTATACATTTTTTTGAGAGCATCACTCGCTCTTTGGATGTGATTTGAGTAGTCCATGATTCCTCACTTTAAATTCAACAGCTCTTGCAAAAGCGTATAAAAAGTTTTCTGCTGTAATGCTTTTGGGGATTTCAGCTATGCAATTACGGATGTCGTGATCTGTCAAACGCGCTGGACACAAACGCCCTTGGCTGCACTCCTGATGACAAGGCGGACAAGTTTTCATGGCATTAGTTTTCACTCCTAACTGATTGGTAAGACACTAATATACCAGTTGACTTGGGTAAGCGCAAGTGCTATTCTGCATACTCATTCACACTTTTTGGAGTCGAAATGGATCAAGCGCGTAAGCTTTTTGAGGCTATGCTGTTAGCCGGAGGGCGGGACATACCTGCCTGGGATGGCAAGAAATACACCACTAAAAACGTACAAACCTACTGGCGTTGGTTTTGGCTGGGCTACTCAACGAAGGATGTGAAATGATTAATATTGATCTAATTAATATATCTGCGGGGACGCAGTCAAGAGCGGAGATCAACGAGCAAACGGTGACTGAATATGCTGAGGCGCTTCAGAACGGAAGCATCTTTCCCGCGGTGCGTGTCTATCACGATGGCATAAATTATTACTTGGCTGATGGGTTTCACAGATATCACGCACACAATCGGATCAAACGTAAGGCGATTGATGCAGATGTCATAACAGGGACGTTGCGTGATGCAATCCTACATGCATGTGGCGCGAACGCACTTCATGGTTTACGCAGGACGACTGAGGACAAGCGTAATGCTGTGATGATCATGTTGGAAGATCCGGAGTGGTCGGGCTGGTCTGACAATGAGATCGCTAGGAATTGTCATGTGTCTCATCCGTTTGTGTCAAAGCTTCGGAAAGAGGTTGGTGTTCAGCCTACTGTTCGGAAATTCAAAACATCGACTGGCAAGGTAGCGACCATAGAGACTAAACCCGTCGAGCCTAAACCTCCTGAGCCTGTTGATGAAACGCAAGAAGCGATTGATGATTTGCTTAAGGAAAACGAATCGCTCAAGGATCAATTAGCTATTGCGAAGCTCGGGGACACACCCGAAGGGTGGATGGCACAGGAGACCATAGAATCCTTAAGAGAAGAGATAAGAATACTTAAGATAGAAAACGAAGCATTGAAGATATCAAGAGATACATTTCAGAATGAGAATGCTCAACTGAAGAAACAAGTCGCTGCGCTTCAGAGGAAGTCATGAAGACAACAGTAGCTATGACTCTGGCTATCCAGAGTCTTGAACAATGGAAGAAGGTTCATTCAATTGACTGGGAGCAGCATGATGAAGACGCTCTTCAAGCGCTACGGGAGGCATTACATCTACGTGAGACGCCGATTCCAGAGGACCGTGTACGACTTCTTGCGATGGACTATTCGGGCTGGAGGTTAGTCCGAGCGACAGAGAAGGAACACGGTATTTACTAACCTACGCCGGGGGGTGTCCCGGCAGGAGAAAAGTATGCTTCATTTACGCGACTATCAGAACGCGACGCTCGAGGCCTTAAGACAAGGCTTTGCCGCGGGGAAAAGGGTTCAGATCCTATATGCTCCTACGGGAGCTGGAAAAACTGAGATGGCGATTGCTCTTCTGAACGCAACGAGAGAAAAGGGTAAGCGCGCAGCCATGATTTTAGACAGGATCATCCTGTGCGACCAGACGAGTCAAAGGCTCGACAGATACAACATTGACCACGGTGTCCTTCAGTCTAAACACTGGCGTTGGAGGCCGTATGAATACATTCAAGTTTGTTCGGCGCAGACGCTCGAGAAGCGAGGTTCATTCCCAGGGTTGAACCTACTTATTGTGGATGAGTGCCATGCCACAAGAAAACAAACGATGGACTTCATCAAGAACAATCCCGAGGTGCGGGTCATCGGGCTAACGGCTACGCCTTTCACAAAGGGTCTAGGCAAGGTCTATGAGAACGTCGTATCAACGGTCACTACGGGGCAATTAGTCAATCAGGGTGTGTTGGTTCCTCTGAAAGTCTTTGTGGCGAAGGAAATTGACATGACCGGGGCTAAGAAGGTCGCGGGGGAATGGTCACCGGCTGAGACTGAAAAACGAGGGATGGTCATCACCGGGGATATTGTGGCTGAGTGGATCAAGAAGACGCACGAGGTTTTCGGGAAACCCGAAAAAACGATTGTGTTTTGTTCGGGCGTGGCACATGGCGCAGATCTGTCGAGGAAGTTCGCTGAACAGGGATATAACTTTGTGGCTGTGTCGTATCTTGATGATGACGCATTCAAACAGGACGTTATCAAGGAGTTCAGCAAACCAGATACCGAGATTCATGGGCTGATCGCTACGGACATCTTGACTAAAGGTTTTGATGTACCGGATGTAAAGATCGGTGTGAGTGCGAGACCGTTCTCGAAGTCTTTATCCTCCCACATCCAACAGATGGGCCGTGTGATGCGCGGATCGCCCGGAAAGGAGTTTGCCCTATGGCTAGATCATTCGGGCAACTACGTGCGATTTAGGGACGAATGGGAGGAGATTTTCGAGTCTGGCGTTCATGAGTTGGATGACAGTAAAGAAAAGCCAAAGAAAGAACCTTCCGAAAAGGAGAAGTTAGAGTCCAAATGTCCGAAGTGTTCAGCACTTTGGCCCAAGGGGTCGGATACCTGTGCGAACTGTGGGCATGTACGGGAGAGAAAGAACAAAGTCGCAAGCGTAGCCGGTGAGTTGACAGAACTCGGTACGATGAGTCGTGAAAACAAACAGGACTGGTGGTCGCAGCTCTGGTACAAGGTCGAGTTTGAAGGTTGGAGGGAAGGCCGAGCAGCGCATACGTTTAAAGAGAAGTTCGGTGTCTGGCCTCGAGGTCTTAAGAACATTTCGAAACCACCGTCTCTTGAGGTCGAGAAGTTCATTCAGAAAAAACTTAGGGCATTTCTTTATAAAAAGCGGATCATTCAGACGGGGAGAGCGTAATGGACTTCATTTCATTCTGCCGGGGACACGGCATCATCATCGATCAGACTCCACCGATTGGTGTTTGGAAACGATACAGAACAGAAGATCACCCGAATAAAAAGAATGGCGCGGTCAAGTGGATGGGGACTTACGGTTTTGTTCAGAACCACGCACTCGATACCGCGGTCAGTGTGTGGCAGTCGGACAAACCGGATGATCATAAGTTCAAGCAGTTTATTCAAGCTGCGACCGACAAGGTCCAGTTCATGCAAGAAAAAGCGGCGAAGAAGGCCGGATGGATTCTGAACCAGTGCGAGTTGTTCACGCATGAATACTTTGTTCGGAAGGGCTTCCAGGATGAGAAGGGTAATGTGTGGTTCAAGGATGATCAGAAGATCCTGGTCATCCCCATGCGGGTTGGTAACCGATTGGTCGGATGCCAGATGATTTCGGAGACGGGCGAGAAGAAGTTTTTGTTTGGGCAGCGGACCTCGGGAGCGAGTTTTACCTTCGACAATCATGGCCCGAATTTTTATTGCGAGGGCTATGCCACGGCGTTATCGCTCCGGATGATCTTGAAGTCCATGAAACGAAGATACACGATCCACGTATGCTTTTCGGCACACAACTTGGCGAAGCTAGCGAAGGACGGGTATGTGATCGCGGACAATGATGCCAGCGGGACGGGCGAGGAGGTAGCGAAGCGAACCGGTTTGAATTATTTCATGCCCCCCGAAGTTGGGGATGACTTCAATGATTACCATCGGAAGGTCGGAATACTAAAGGCCGGATTAGCTTTGACAAAGTCACTGAAGCTTTGAAGCATAGAACACGCCCCCAACTTTGAGGCCTTGGGGGTTTTCCATTTCGCATGACTTGAGGTGCATCAGCAGCTCGACCCCGAGTTCATAGCTGTTATGGCCGGGGCCATAGTGGTCAGCACTGACTCGGACGAACCCGTTATCGTCTTCCATGAGATAGATTGCGAACATGGTTTTCATAACAAAGCCTAGATGAATAGTGGTTTCTGATATTGCATGGTATTGATGCGATCTTCAAACACTTTCGCTTCGCGCCAGTCATTCCCGTTGCGGCGTTCATATCGAGCGGCAAAAGACCAAGCCATGCTATCAGCGGTATAAAGCAATTCGCGGACTAAACCGGATGATAGGGCAGTTGTTTTTACACCGAAGCCATGAAGTCTCAAATCCGGACGTTCGGTCTTGATCGCGAGCAAAACATTTTCAATAGCCCCGACGTTTGCGTTTCGTTTGCAGACAGAGCCTACACCGACCCACATATTTGGCTTTAGCCGGTCGCCATACATTCGAATGTGGTTGACGTAGTCGGATGGGTCGTAGCCTTGAAGGACGGGGATGATTGTGATGCCGCCAACGTCGTGTTTAAGCAGCTCATCATAGCGTTCGATGGTCATGGCTTGATGTTCGGGGATGGTCTTGCCGGTCATCTCAAGGACGAAGGCCTCGCACATATAATCTTGGGAGACGGCAGCAAGTAGATTCCCGCACGATGAAAAGCGTTTGATTTGGCTTGCGTATTCTGAGACGGGGAAACGATAGCCCCCATGTCTGACGACCTCGGTGAATGCGCCGGAGTCCATGATCCAGTCATTAACCGGGAAATGGCTCTTGCGGTTTCGAATCGTATTGACCGAAATAAAAGCCGACTCAAAGTGTTTTGCGTCAGCGGGGTGATGTAGTCCAGTGAAGAATCGCATAGTAAAAACCCCCTTTCGGGGGTTCATTTGATCTTATTTCGAAGGATTGAAAAGACCGAGACAATGAGAATGACTAGGTCGAGTAGGGCGTTGGTCAGGATCCGCATCAGTACAACGCCTCGCCGTAATTCTCCACCGTCTTTTTGGGCGGACGTACAAGTCGAAGCTGAGACCGTCTAAACCTTACCCATTCAGGAAAAGGCCAATCGGATGTATTGATCAGCCGGACAAGGTATTCATCGCCGTCTTGGCGTTCGAAGACGGCTAGACCTCGAGGGGTCTGGACTCTAGCTCCTTGGATCATGTTAGACCTCCACGTTTGGCAAGCAACGCCGGATGAATTGATGAGCGGCTTCGATATCAGCGAAGCGGCGAAGTTCGACGGTATTGTCCGAATCCATGTCTATGATTCGAACCGCCCAAGGATTATTTCCAGGCTTATAAAAGACATGCGCAGCCATACCGTCTTCACGGTCAACAAATAGGTGTTCGTCCACGTTTCCCCCTATAAGAAAAAAAAGATGGATGATCCAAGGGCTATGCCAAATACTATGGCAATGATCCAATCTTTCATTTGATGAATCCCGATGCGCGCATCGCTTTCGCCCAATACTTTTCGGCGCGCGGATGATTTTGATGGGCAAAGTGCAATGACTCTTGGATCTCATCGCCCGTCCGGAAGTCGGATGAAGGTTCAGACATGAGCCATTCGTAGGTCGAACCGGATGGATGCGACGTTGAGGGATACGCGAAGTCGCGCATCAATTCGACAAGCTCGCGAAAGCCGACGTCGTAAGTCCATTCGTCATCAAGGATGTAGTCGGGGCAATCATTGCGGTCATCCGGACATGGTTGGCGTTCAGTGTATCGGGTGATTTTGATCATGATTGCTCCATGAGGATTTTCTTTAAAGCCGGGATTGATAACCCGGTGATTTGTGAGAGTTCCCGAAGGGTCATGTTTAACTTGCGCGTATATAGTTCGCGGATTTCGTCATGGGTCATGGTTTTTCCTTTGGCGTTGAACATCCAAAAGCACACTCGGTAGAATGTGCTTTAAGCGATTCAATGTGACAGGATGAACGGTTGAACGTTCGCCAACATCCAAGCCTTACAGTCTTCAGCACTCCCAATAAATTCGGGCGTGATCATGTTGTATGGCATAAGCTTTCGCATAATGTAGGCGTCATCCGCATAACTCCAAATGACTTCAAAAATTTCGTCGGTCATGGTTTTCCTCAGTGTTCGATGAAAGCAATCGCTTTTGTCGTGGTCCAACATAATCCGCATGTCAGACAAGACGCGGTCTTGCCCGTTTGCTCGGGGCATACAATCCCCTCCCCTCCGACATTTGCTGACATGTCACCACCACGGTCGGAAAATCGGATCCATGCGCGGCTATTTTGCAAATGCTTGGCGATTGCTTCGCCTATGGATCCGATGCGATGGGTATAGCCGAACAAGTGGAGTGCGGGATATGCCCGAAGGGCGTTAGCCCAAAAATCCACATAATCCACGCTAAAAAAATCCCCTAGCACATGCAATCTGACAACAAAACCCTCGGGATGCACTCGGCTAAGGTGATCGAGTTCATCATTCAGGCGAAGCATGAGTAGATCCGGATCATCGTTTCCAATCCGATGAGCAAAGCGCATGTTATTGCCAAAGCAATTTGCCCATTGTTGACAAGACCGATCACAAGTTGATCTTTCTTCCAACGTAAGCGAGTACATTGGAAAATCGCGCCATTTACCCTTGCTGATTACATTCGAACCATTCCCAAGCTTGTCATTTGATGACGCGGGTTTCAATAGGCGTGATGCATAGTCGGCGATGGGTTTAACGGTCTTCGGGTGTATGGTTATGCCGTATTCCAGGGCCGGATTTGTTGGACGTAATCTCATGTTTATCTCCAAGTTGAATCGATACCCTATAGCCCTGCGCGCAGGGCTAGCGGTTAGCGACTCGGGATTAGGCGAGCTGCGCGGATTTGGTGGTCCGCGTAATCTTCGGACCAGTCTTCAAGCCATTGAATAACGGCATGATCGGCGACGGTTTCGTCATCGGCTAACCCGGCGATGACCAGTGCGAACCCTTGTTTTTTGTTTTCCTGATCGCGGAAAAGCATAACGGCTTCATCGCAAGCTTCAACGGCATCAACGATATCCTTAAAGGATTGCGAACGGCGAAGGTCTAGTTCGTCGCCACCGGTATCAACGGAAACCGTAAACCCTTTGCGAAGGGCATATTTGATTAAGTGTCGGTAAGCTTTCATAAAAACCCCTATAAAATTAATATCGAATAAGTAACCGAGATTCCACTATATCCTACTTTTTCTTACCATGCAAATCACCCGGATTTGCTGCGCGGTTAGGGGTTGCAGCCAGGGCTATGGATTCCGCATTTGTTCCTATAGAATTCGACCCACCACGAGCGAAGCGAGACAGTACAAAATGAAACTTTCTAGAAAGCAAGCAAAGCAAGCACTAGAGCAAATGCCAATGGTTGAAGTACTTGGTAAAGACGTTTCCCGACAGTTAACTCACAAGCAAAGGGAATTCGCGAGACGAGTGGCAATGGGGGAGACAAAAGCGAGTGCATACCGGAAAGCATATAAGCATGATGCAAAGCCTAATACGCTGAACAACGAACCATACCGGCTAACCGCAAACCCTCGGATTGCGCGTGAGATCGAAGCTTACGAGCTGGCGATTGAGTCGGCGAAATATCGCTCTCCGCTCGCCTTGCGAGAATTGGTTGTCCAAAGCTTGGTGCAAGTGCTAGTCGATCCAGAGTCTAGCCAATCCGCTCGAATCAGCGCCGCTCGAGTACTTGGCACTGTAACCGAGGTTAGCGCATTCGTGGAGCGGAAGGAAATCAAACACGTTTCGTCATCCGACGATGCGCGAAAGATGATCATGGATCAACTGTCGGCGCTGATCAAGGCCGAGGCGATCGACGTGGACCCCACCCAATTGTTACAGGAACTGGGGCAGGCCCACCCCTCCCCCACCCCCCTGGATGCTGAGACGGATCCGGCCTCGCCTGTACATACTATTCCCCACAAATCAACATCTATTCCCCTCAAATCAACTCTCGAAGATACCCCCTCCCCAGACAAAATTTCCCCCGATGATAATGATGAAGTTTATAGCACCTCCCCCCAGGTGTAAAAAGGTACCATCAAATGCGGCGGGGCATAGTTATTTTTACCGTTTCATACCAAAACTCCAGTAACGTTACTGGAGTTTGAGTTATGGGTTATATAAAATTTACCAAAAAATCAACGTTAAATGAGATGGTGGAAGTGATGTCGCCGGTACAGAGGGATGTGTTTATATTGATTGATGAGTTCTGGAAGAAGTTTCAATATAGTCCGACGATCAGGGAGTTGGCGATATTGAGGGGGAAGATGGGGATAGGAAACACGAAGAGGATTGTGGATCAGTTGGAGAGGATAGGGGCGATAAAGAAGGTGGAGAGGAGGGGTAGGACGATAAGGCCTGTGTATATAAATTTTAGGAATTTAGATTGAGGGTTGAGTTAAGTGAGATGGAGTTGATGATGGCGCGTTTTATTGCGGCGTCGAGGCAGACGTATGGGAGGAGGAATTATGGGGATAAGAAAAAGATGGATGACGGCTTCCAGGCGGATGTGGACGGGATGATTGGTGAGATGTGTTTTGGGAAGTTGTTTAACTATTACGTGGATGTAAGTTTGGGGAAGAGGAAAGCTGATTTTGTCTCGAGGAGTGGTGAAAGTATTGATGTGAAGAGTACGAGGTATAGGAACGGGCGGCTTCTAGCTACACTGGATAAGACCCAAGACCCGTGCGATATTTATGTGCTGATGGTGGTGGATGATAGGGGCGGGGAGTATAAGGGATATGTAAAGAAGGAGAACTTATTTAAGGAGGAGAACATAAAAGACTTAGGACGGGGTAAGGGGTATGTCTATGAATTTAAGTGACCTGATAGCGAAATTGCCCGCGGCGGAACAGGAGAAACTGTTAAGTCAGGTTGTGGAATATAAAAACGCTTTAGAAAGAGAAAGATGCCAGAAGTCCTTCATGTCTTACGTGAAAAAGATGTGGCCGGGGTTTATATTAGGTCGGCATCACGCATTAATGGGGCAAAAGTTTGAGGAGATTGCGGAGGGGAGTTTAAAGAGGTTAATTATTAACATTGCTCCTCGGCATACAAAAAGCGAATTTGCCAGTTACTTATTGCCAAGTTGGTACTTGGGGAAATATCCTAATAAGAAGGTTATACAAACTTCGAACACGGCGGATTTGGCTGTGAACTTTGGCAGGAAAGTTAGAAATTTAGTGATGAGTGAGCAGTACCGGGAGATCTTTAATGTATCTCTACGGCAAGACTCCAAGGCCGCGGGAAGGTGGGCGACTAATTTTGATGGGGAATATTTTGCTATCGGGGTGGGCGGTACGGTAACGGGTAAGGGTGCAGACTTATTAATTATTGACGACCCGCATTCAGAGCAGGAAGCAACAGGGGATCCCGCGGCGTTTGATCGGGTATTTGAGTGGTATACGTCTGGACCGCGTCAGCGTCTACAGCCTGGAGGGGCTATAGTCGTCGTCATGACTAGGTGGTCGGACAGAGACTTAACAGGGAAAATAATTAAAGAAGCGGCGAAGAGGGATAAGCACGAGGAGTGGGAGGTTATTGAACTACCGGCGATTATGCCAAGTGGAAATCCTCTATGGCCTGAGTTCTGGTCGTTAAAAGAGTTAGAGGCTTTAAGGGAAGAATTACCTCCTTCAAAATGGAATGCTCAGTATCAGCAGACCCCGACCGGAGAGGAAGGTGCGATAGTAAAAAGAGAATGGTGGAAAGTATGGGAGAAGGACGATCCTCCGACATGCGATTTTATTATCCAGAGCTGGGACACCGCGTTTACGAAAAGCGAGAGGGCTGACTACTCGGCGTGTACGACTTGGGGAGTCTTTTATAAAGACGAGGATAAAAGGGATCCGAACATAATAATGCTGGATGCCTTCCAAAAAAGGATGGAATTCCCTGAGTTAAAAGACAAAGCTTTAAGCCAGTATAAGTACTGGGAGCCAGATGCTTGTATTATCGAGGCCAAAGCTGCTGGCGCGCCGTTAGTGTTTGAACTTAGGCAGATGGGGGTTTTAGTATCTGAGTACACCCCGGTAAGAGGAAACGATAAGTTTGTAAGGATTAATAGTGTTTCTGATTTATTTAGATCAGGGAAAGTATGGCGACCTGATACACGATGGGCTGAAGAAGTCGTCGAACAGATGGCTGCTTTCCCTAATGCGGAACATGATGACCTCGTAGACTCGAGTGTGCAGGCACTGATACGATTCAGGCAGGGAGGGTTCTTAAGGCTTGCGTCTGACGAGGAAGAAGAACCCGTAACCTTTCGCCGTAAAGCTTACTACTAAGGAACTAAGATGAGTGAACTTGAGATTGAAATTGTTGACCCCGAAGAAGTGTCAATTGGTATAGATGGGTTAGAGATTGTCTTAGAGCCTGATAAAGAAACAGACGATGAGTTTGATTCAAATTTAGCCGAGTATATGTCGGAGTCGGAGTTAGGAACGCTTGCGTCAGATTTAATGGGCGAAGTGGATGCGGATATCGGCTCTAGAAAAGACTGGGTCGATATGTACGTCAAAGGCTTAGAAGTTTTAGGCATGAAGTATGAAGAAAGAACAGAGCCGTGGAACGGAGCCTGCGGTGTATTTTCGACCTTATTAACAGAAGCGGCGGTAAGGTTTCAGTCAGAAATGATTATCGAGACTTTCCCTGCTCAGGGTCCAGTTAAAACAGAAATTATTGGTCAAATAACCAAAGAAAAAGAAGACGCTGCCGAGAGAGTCCGAGACGATATGAATTATCGTTTAACCGAGACGATTCCTGAGTACAGACCAGAACATGAGAGGATGTTATTTAATTTAGGCCTAAGCGGCGCTGCCTTTAAGAAGGTTTACTACGATCCTAATTTAGGAAGAGAGACCGCGGTATTTATTCCTGCGGAGGACGTAATTATTCCCTACGGAGCCTCGGGGGCGAGAACCGCGGAACGCGTCACACACATGATGCGTAAGACTAAAAATGATATCCACCGGCTTCAGGTTAAAGGGTTTTACAGGGATGTTGATTTAGGAGACCCCATAAAAATATCAAACGACGTCGAAGAAAAGAAAGCCGAAGAGACGGGGTTTTCGATTAACGACGATGACAGATATTTAATTTGTGAAATACAGGTGGATTTAAATCTACCTGGGTTTGAAAAGGAAGACGACGTAGCCGTTCCTTATATTGTAAGTATTGATAAAGGAACGAACAAGATTTTGTCCATTTATAGGAACTGGCGAGAGGGTGATTATCTTTATAGGAAAAGACAACATCTCGTTCAGTATGACTATGTCCCTGGCTTTGGTGCTTATGGGTTTGGGTATATTCATTTAATAGGTGGTTACGCCCGCGCAGGGACCATGTTAATCAGACAATTGGTCGATGCAGGTACTTTATCGAATTTACCGGGAGGCCTTAAGTCTCGAGGTCTTAGGGTAAAAGGCGATGACACCCCTATAGCGCCAGGAGAATTCAGAGACGTAGACGTTCCGAGTGGCGCGATTAAAGATAACATCATGACGCTTCCTTATAAGGAGCCGTCGCAAGTATTAGCCATGCTGTTAGAAAAGATCAGCGAAGAAGGACGAAGACTAGGATCAATTGCTGACATGAAAGTCAGCGATATGTCGTCTCAAGCGCCGGTAGGAACGACTTTGGCGCTATTAGAAAGACAGCTAAAAACCATGAGTGCGGTTCAAGCTCGTGTTCATGCGGCAATGAAGCAGGAATTTAAGCTGTTAAAAGAAATTATTAAGGACTGTAGCCCTGAAGACTACAGCTATATCCCCGAGGGAGGAGATAGAAAAGCCAAACAAGAGGACTACGAACACGTAGAAATCATCCCGGTAAGTGACCCTAACGCTGCAACGATGGCGCAAAGGATTATGCAGTACCAAGCGGTCATTCAATTAGCGGCCCAAGCCCCGCAAATTTATGATTTGCCTCAACTGCATCGGCAAATGATTGAAGTTTTAGGGGTGAAAAACGCGGATAGGTTAGTTCCTTTACCAGAAGATCAGCATCCCAAAGACCCTATTTCTGAAAACATGGCGTTTCTAAGGATGGAACCCACTAAAGCATTTATCTATCAAGACCACGATGCACATATCGCTACACACATGACTTTTTTGCAAGATCCCATGATCCAAAAAACCATAGGACAAAACCCTATGGCGCAACAAATGGCTGCGGCGGTCATGGCTCATGTCGCAGAACACCTGTCTTTTCTTTACCGAAAGAAAATTGAAGAGCAAGTAGGGGTTCCTCTACCGCCGCCAAACGAAAAACTTCCTGAAGACGTAGAAGTAGAGTTATCAAGGCTCACGGCACAAGCCGCGGCACAGCTCTTGCAGCTAAACATGGCGCAAGCCCAGCAACAACAAGCCATGCAACAAGCACAAGATCCAATTGTTCAAATGCAACAAGCTGAACTACAGATTAAAGCAGAAGAAGTTAAGAGAAAAGCGATGAAAGACCAAGCCGACATTGCTTTAGCCCAAGCAAGATTAAAAGTTGAACAAGAAAGGATTGCAATAGAAGCTCAAAAAGAACAACAACGACTGGCGGCAAAATCACTTGAGACAGACAAAAAACTTAAAGCCGATGTTTTGACAAAAATGGTGAAAACGTGATTTGGACAAGCAATTTAAAAATTTTTAGTCCCGATGAATGCAAGGCTTTAGTAGAAGAGTTTTTTTCAGTTGATCACCACGACGAAAACAACAGCCCAGAATACTATAAAAATAGTTACGGATATTTTAATTTACCAGGGTCAATTGCTTATGTAGATCGCGCAACAAAATTAATAAAGGAAAAATATCCTACGGCGGTATTTGCAAATACGTACACAAGAGTTTATAACCGACATAGCGTGCTTAATTTGCACACAGATCGAAAAGGGTTAGATTTAACCTTAAGTGTTTGTCTTGAAGATAAAAACAATTTAGATTGGCCTCTTAATATAAGCGCCAAAACTTATCATGGCGACACCTGGGATTTAAAAGCGCAAAACGCACATTTTAAAGAAAAGTTTTTAGAAGCGCATTTTGGTGTTGGGTACGGCGCAGTAATGGAAGGCCGAAAGTTTCCTCATTGGAGAGATGAGCTACTGTGTGGCGAAAAACAGCGCGCTGTGTATATGTTTTTTCACTGGTCGCTTCCAGAGATTAAAGAAACAAGTACTGTATTGTTCAAAAAGCAAAAGCCTATTGAGACAACATTGTTTGGTAATTTTTTAACCAAACAAGAGTGTCAAGAATTAATAAGTGCGGCGCAACCAAATCTTAAAAAATCTACTGTGGTTCATCACGAAACAGGTCATCCTACAGACCATCCAAACAGAACAAGTTACGGCGCATTTTTGCAACGCGGAAGCACAGAATTAATATCAAGACTTGAAACAAGAATCGCGCAACTTACAGGAATTCCTGTAGAAAACGGAGAAGGATTGCAAATTTTGCGGTACGAAGAGGGGCAAGAGTATAAGCCTCATCACGATTATTTTGATGCATCAAAACCTCCGACAACGCAGTCGCTAGAAAAATCAGGACAAAGAGTCGCAACGTTTTTAATTTATTTGAATACCCCAGAACTTGGAGGCGGGACGACATTCCCCGAAATGCATCTTGAATTTGAAGCAGTGGAAGGAAACGCAGTGCTATTCAAATATCCCAAGATGGAGCATGAGTCATTGCACGCAGGTGTTCCTGTAAAAAAAGGTGTGAAATGGATAGCCACTAAATGGCTTAGAGAAAGGCCTTTTTGATGGTAAGCATACCTATTGCAGTATGTGCCGGTAACTTTGGGTTACAACTGGATTTGTTTTGGCACCAGCATCAAAAAGTATACGGTGTTGGCGCATGGCGAAAGGCTGTGGCACTGGTTGTAGATAAAAACGCCCCTGATGAAACTAGTCATAAGGCTTTACCGTGGCGGCTTAATTTGCCGCATGTGATTGTGAAAAGTTGTTTTGACTTTTTAAATATTGAGCAAATTTACGACAGATTGATTGTGCCGTTAAATATTCAATCGGCGTTAATACAGACTATTGATCAATTTGATGATGACGAAATAATTGAATTATTAGATTGCGATATGTGTCATCTAAAAAAACATCCGCACTTAAACATCAAAGACGAAGTTGTTGTATCAAACGTATATGAATCATGGCATTTAAAAAGTTTGTCAGAGCATAAACATTTAATAGAACCGCTATTAACAAAACATCATGGCGCGTACAATGGCGGTTTCGTTCCAATTATTGCCAAAGCAAAAACATTTAAAAAAATACTTATTACGTGGCTGCAAGCACATAAGCAGATATTTCAAAGCACATCTTCAAAAGATTTTAAATGGTGGGCGGGGATGTATGCTTTGCAAGTGGCATGTGCTAACCATCGGGTTGTCATGCGGCATGAAGATGTCGTATACGTCCCTGGGTTTAATGAATATAAATCATGGCATTACATAAGTCACTATTCATGCGACTCGCGTTTTAATAAAAAAATAATCAAGTCGGTTGACGATGTTAACTTCAATCAATTTTTAGAAAACGATTTTTATCGCGCTGTAAAGTCATGGGTAAACATGAGGAAAGAAAATGGATGTATTTGAGTTGTTAATGACTAAAGTAAACAACAGGATTGAGGATCTAAAAGATTCAGTGAGCAACGGCTCGGCAAAAGATTATGCCGAGTATCGAGAGCTGTGCGGCGTTATTCGGGGTCTGCGTTCAGCACAAGTAGAAGTACAAGACCTTGCGAGTCGTTTAAAGGAAACAGAAGATGAATGAGTTATTAATCTCCCAAGACGGAGAAACGGCAACGACGTTGCCTGAGTCGGCAGAGGAAAAGGCCAAGCAGTTGCCTGATCCTTCTACCTATCATTTGTTGTGCGTACTTCCAGAAGTGGATGAGGAATATGACAGCGGCCTTGTAAAGGCTGGGTCTACTGTTTACTACGAAGAGGTGCTTTCGCCCGTGTTATTTGTTGTTAAAGTTGGGCCTGATGCTTATGCAGATAAAACGCGATTTCCGTCGGGGCCGTCATGCAAAGTAGGAGACTTTGTTTTAGTTCGTCCAAACACGGGGACAAGGATCAAAATCCACGGCAAAGAGTTTCGAATCATTAACGATGATTCAGTCGAGGCGGTGGTTCAAGATCCGCGCGGCATTTCTCGAGCATAGGAGGCAATATGAGCGAAGAGTTTAAGTTCCCAGATGAAAAGAAACAAATTGAAATTGAAGTTGGCGGCGAAGACAAAGTTGAAATTGAAGTTGTAAACGAAGAAAAGCCAAAGCACTCTAAACTTCGTGAAGAGCCTAAGCCGCTTGATGACGCTGAACTTAAAGAGTACAGCGACCGAGTAAAGAATCGGATCGACCATTTATATAAGGGATATCAAACTGAGAAACGTCGAGCCGAAGAGGCTGAACGTGCAAAAGAAGAAGCGTTTCGTATTGCACAGTCAGTAGCCGAAGAGAATAAAAAACTCAAAGGCCATCTATCAGACGGGCAGTTAGCGTTACTTGAACAAGCAAAAAAAACAGTTGCTCAAGAGTTGGACGCTGCCAAACGAAAATATAAAGAAGCTTATGAGTCTGGTGATTCAGATCGGTTAGTTGTTGCAAATGAAGAACTAACAGCGGCAAAAATTAAACTAGAACGGGTGAATAATTTTCGTCCCACTAGACAAGAGCCGGAAAAAGAAGTACATATTAGTCCACCACGCGTTGATCCAAAAGCCGAAGCTTGGAAAAAGACTAACGAATGGTTTGGCGCGGACGATGAAATGACAGGGTTTGCTCTGGCTTATCATTCCAAGTTAATTAAACAAGGAATAGATGCGTCGTCTGACGAATACTACGAGAAATTAAATTCTCGTATGCGGCAAGTGTTCCCGGAGTACTTTGACGCCGAGGAGCCACCTGAGAAATCTCAGCGTACAGTAAGGTCAAATGTGGCGCCTGCAACAAGAAGCGTGACCCCTAAAAAAGTCAAGCTTACGCAAAAGCAGGTAGATTACGCCAATAGGTACAAAATACCGTTAGAACGGTATGCCCTTGAGGTCGCGAAATTGCAAAGGAATTGATATGGAAAAGCAAGAACGAAGTCAACGCGAATCAAGAGAAACAGCGGAACGCCCAAAAAAATGGGTGCCGCCGCAATTATTGCCTGATCCAACGCCGGAGCCAGGATATAAGTTTCGATGGATTCGTATTAGTACATTGGGCGAAGCTGATCCGCGTCATATTTCTTCAAAGTTACGAGAAGGCTGGGAGCCTGTAAAAGCTTCGATGCATCCTGAAGTTCATATGATGGCCGGCTCACCCGCAAGGTTCCCGGACAGCATTGAGATCGGTGGTCTGTTGCTTTGCAAAACACCTGTTGAAATGGTCGAACAGCGCAATGAGTTTTTCCAAAAACAAACGGATGCTCAAATGCAGTCTGTAGACAATAACTTTATGCGCCAGAACGATGTTCGTATGCCGTTATTTCATGACCGGCAGAGTAAGGTAACGTTTGGGCGTGGATCTTCTTAATCTAGGAGTTAGAGATGGCTTATCCTACTGTCAGCTCCGCATTTGGTTTTGTGCCAATTAATGAACTTAATGGCCTTCCTTATGCCGGCGCTACTCGACAGATTCCCATCCCTTATGCTTATGGCACAAGCATCTTCAATGGTGACTTAGTCGAGCTAGCGGGTGGTGCAATCAATATTACGGGCATGACAACTTCCACCACTTCGACGGCTCGCGCCGGTCAGATTGGGGTGTTTGTTGGATGTTCATACACCAACCCGTCCACAGGACAAAAGTTATTTGCACAATATTGGCCTGCTTCAACCGCAGCCAACGATGCAGTTGCTTATGTCGTGGATGATCCTTCGGCAGTTTTTAAAGTAGCGATGGTGGGTCAATCTGGTTCTGTGTCTAACACAGCTACCACGATTGGTTACGCTTCGACCGGGCTTGTTGGAACAAACGTTTATGCTGTTACTGGCACGGCTGGTAGCACGATTACGGGGAATTCTGCAATGGCTGTGTCGGCAGACAACCCAACCAATGGAACGGGTAACAAGCGTGTCACGACTGCGCTTCCTTTCCGTATTGTTGCTGTTGTTCCGGAAACCGCTTATACCCTTACAGGTACAGGTGGAACGTCTGGTTCTTCAACGACTCTTACGTTGGCCGCAGCAGTTACGGGTTTGCAAGCAGGAATGCAAGTTATTGCGCCGGCAGCAACCGCAGGTTCGTTTCGCAGTGGTGCATACAACTATGTGACGAACGTTAACACTACGACTGTTACCTTGGCCTCGGCTATCACTTTGGCATCTGGATCGACGGTAACCTTTGTTGGTTTCCCAGAAGTTCTTGTCAAATGGAACCAGGGTTACCACAGCTACCAGTTCGCAACTGGCGTTTAAGGAGTAAGAAATGGCTATTTCACGCGCACAACTGTTGAAAGAGCTGCTTCCTGGCCTGAACGCACTGTTCGGCCTTGAGTATGCTCGTTATGGCGAAGAACACAAAGAGATCTACGAAACCGAGACCTCCGAGCGTTCGTTTGAAGAAGAAACCAAGCTGTCTGGCTTTAGTGCCGCTCCGGTAAAACCGGAAGGTAGTGCGATTGCGTATGACAACGCACAAGAAGCGTGGACCGCTCGGTACAACCACGAAACCATTGCTATGGGCTTTTCGATTACCGAAGAGGCTGTGGAAGATAACTTGTACGACAGCTTGTCGTCTCGTTACACCAAAGCACTGGCTCGTGCGATGGCATATACCAAGCAGGTTAAAGCGGCGTCGGTGCTTAACAACGGCTTTAATTCCGTAGTCACTTATGGTGACGGACAGCCTTTGTTTTCTACCGCTCATCCGTTAATCTCTGGTGGAACTAACAGTAACACGCCTTCGACCGCTGCTGACTTGAATGAGACTTCTCTTGAGAATGCTGTCATTCAGATCGCAGGCTGGACGGATGAACGTGGTCTGTTGATCGCGGCCAAACCCCGCAAGTTGGTTGTTCCTCCGAATCTCATGTTTACGGCAACTCGTTTGCTGCAAACCGAGCTTCGCGTTGCAACAGCAGACAACGATGTGAACGCACTGAAGATGATGGGTTCAATACCTGAAGGCTTCACCGTTAATCACTTCTTGACTGACACCAACGCATGGTTCCTCACCACCGACGTTCCTAACGGCCTTAAGCACTTCGTAAGGACACCGTTGAGTACGTCAATGGATGGTGATTTCGATACTGGGAATGTAAGATATAAAAGTAGAGAGCGATACTCATTCGGAGTGAGCGATCCGCTAGGTATCTTCGGTTCGCCAGGAGCTTGATGTAAATCAAGCACTTAGCGCAGAGAACCCCGCTTCGGCGGGGTTTTTTGTTTTCTAAAACTTTTATGGTACATTTCCTGTTACTAAGTCACAGGAGATGAAATGGATACCGCAAACCTACCCAAAACCCGCAAAGAAGCCCAAGACAAAGGTGCTAAGTATTACTTCACAGGCGAACCCTGCAAGCATGGACACATAGCACCACGCAAAACGAAAGGTTCATGTGTGGACTGTCTTAAGGTAGAGTGGCAACAAGCGGCTGAAAAGCGGACGGAATATTTCCGCGAGTACAACAAGAAAGAAGAAGTTAAGGAACGAAAGAATGATTGGTACTTGTCTCATAAAGAACAGGTTATTCAAGCGGCTGCTACGAGGTCAGCAGATGTTTTGCGTCAGTATAGAAATGCTTGGAAAGAAAAAAATAAAACCCAAGTAAGAGCTGACACCAAGGCAAGGCGACGTAAGCACAGAGAAGCAACGCCTAAATGGCTTAGTCGAAAACAAAAGTCGGAGATTCGCCAGATTTATCAAATTGCAATTACGATGACTAAAACCACAGGAGAACAATATGTCGTTGATCATATTGTGCCTTTGCGTTCTGAGGCTGTATGTGGCTTACATGTTCCTTGGAATTTGCGTGTAGTCACCCAAGAGGAGAACCTTTTAAAGTCCAATAAGCTTGTTGACACCACCCCAACAAACTGATAAAACACATATATTCCGGGGTTATCCGGTGTATTAGACAGTCCCGGCTGACGACATGCAGACTAATACACCGTATCGCATGTGAGGATCAAATGTCTAACACGACATTCTCTGGCCCAGTAAGGTCGCAAAACGGTTTCCAAACCATCTCGGTTAACTCAACGACCGGCGCTGTTTCTACCACCGCTACGTTTGGGTCTACTGCTAGTACTCCTGGTTCAGTAACAGCACTAAACGCTAGCGCTGTAACAGCTGGCGGCGCTGCTGCATTTGTAGCTACCACCACTGCTGGCCTTGGTGTTTATTTCGGATCAGGCGCGCCTACTGTATCGGCTGCCCAGGGTTCGTTATATCTCCGTACTGATGGGTCTTCGACCAGTACCCGCGCTTATGTTAATTCGGATGGCGGAACGACTTGGGTTTCGATAACGACCGCGTCCTAATAGGAGTGCATCATGGGGATGCAATATGATGTATGGTCGGTAAAGATTAGATCAAGTGCTGCGTTTTATGTAGCCTCGGTCACTCCTTCCGGCGCAGGGGCATTAACGCTCCTTAAGACTCAGCCAGGAATAAACGGTTATGGATATAAAGTATCTATTACCGGCGTTTCTGATGAGTCAGGCGTAACGTTTACTATTGTTGGCAAAACGGTGGCTGGCGCAAGCGTGACAGAAACCGTGACGGGGCCAAACGCCACGACGGTCTATAGTACAAATTACTTCTCGCAAATAACGTCTATTTCCGTTAGCGCAGGAACGACAGGTGCTATAACCGTAGGATATGGCGGCGCGTTAGCATTACCGGCCACAAGGATCAAAGGTTTGTACTATCTTGCCGGGGGATCCGCCGGAACGGTTATCGTTACTCGCAACAGTGACTCTCAGATTCTTCTTGAGATTGATACGCCTGCTTCTGCGACCCAAGTAAATAGCCTTTACATGGCGGCAGAAGGAATTAGGACGGCTTATAGCAATGATGATTTTGCGACCGTAACGCCGACCAACGTAACAGCAGTTACTTTAATTTGCGGCTAGTCATGGCTAAGACACCGGCTTGGCAAAGGAAAGAAGGTAAGAATCCTAAAGGTGGTTTGAATGCCAAGGGAAGGGCTTCTTATAACGCTGCTAATCCTGGAAAGCCTGGGTTAAAACCTCCCGCCCCAAATCCAAAAACCGAGAAAGATGCCAATCGACGCAAGTCGTTTTGTGCAAGGATGAGTGGAATGCCAGGGCCAATGAAAGATGAAAAGGGACGGCCAACGCGTAAAGCTTTGTCGTTAAAAGCGTGGAAGTGTTAAATGGACCCGATGCTGATTTGGAATCTAATCACTTCAATCTTAGTGGGACTGGTGATGTTTATGCTGAAGACCTCGCATGACGAGCAACAGCGGATTCAGATCTTGCTAAATAGAACGAGGGAGGAAATCGCTCGTGACCACATTACTCGTGCAGAAGTTCGTGCGGATCTTGAAAAAATTATGGAACGATTTGACTCAGGCTTTGAAAGGCTTGAAGCAAAAATTGATGCCCTCGCAAAGAAAGGATAATCATGGCAGTGATCAATAACATCCCCAGCCCACCAGACATGGGTTCGTCGAAATACGACAAAAAGCTTGCTCCAAAGCCTAAGCCCAAGAAAGAGCCGATGAAGAAGGCTGAGGTAGAAGAGTACGGTATGGAAATCATGACTGCCAAGAATGGTGGTTATGTCAAAGCCGCCGATGGATGCGTCAAAAAAGGACGCACCCGCGGAACGATGGTAAAGATGTAATGCCAACTGTTTCTGACAAACAAGAAAGGTTCATGCAAGCAGTCGCGCATAACCCTAAGTTTGCAAAGAAGGTAGGCGTCCCCCAATCAGTAGGTAAAGAATTTACCAAAGGTGATCAAATGAAAGAATCCAAAGCAATGATGAAAAAAGAGGTGGGCTTCATGAAAGCGAAAGGCGCGCCTAAGTCCATGATCAAACACGAAGAAGCCGAGATGAAAGCCATGAACCGTGGGGGCAAAGCTTATGCTTCTGGCGGATTGGCTGCTGGTCACAAAACTGCTGATGGCATTGCCAAGAAAGGCAAGACCCGTGGCATGGAAGTAACCATGAAGGGTTCTACCGGCATGAAAGCTGGCGGCAAGGTCAAGAAAATGAACTACGGCGGTAAGTGCTAATGATGTCTTCAAGGGGCATGGGGGCAATCATGCCTTCAAAGATGCCTACGGCTCGGCGTAAAAAGCGTCGAGACGATACAGACTTTATGGCTTTTGCTGAAGGCGGCGAGTCTCGGGTCAATGAAGCAGGCAATTACACTAAGCCGGGAATGCGTAAGTCTTTATTCAATCAGATCAAAGCTGGTGGTAAAGGTGGTTCACCAGGGCAATGGTCAGCTCGTAAAGCACAAATGCTTGCCATGAAGTACAAGCAAAAAGGTGGAGGTTATCGTGACTAAATCGTTTCCCGACCTGAACGACGACGGCAAAGTTACTCGAGCGGACGTTCTCAAAGGTCGAGGGGTAGAAGGGTTCAAAGGTGGTAAATGGATCCAAGAGGCAGTCAAAAAACCAGGGGCTTTACGTAAATCGCTTGGCGTAAAAGCTGGTGAAAAGATTCCCGCTGGTAAGTTAACCAAAGCAGCAAAGGCTCCCGGTAAGATGGGTCAACGGGCAAGGTTGGCGCAGACGTTGAAGAAGATGAAGTGAAAGCACCGCAAAAAAGCCTGAAAGATTGGACTGACCAGAAGTGGAGGACTAAAAGTGGCAAACCTAGCACACAGGGTTCAAAAGCAACTGGCGAGCGGTATCTCCCATCGGCGGCAATTAATGCTCTTACACCTTCAGAATACGCTGCGACATCAAGAGCAAAACGCGCTGGCAAACGCGCAGGAAAACAGTTTGTCAAACAACCGGCAAAAATTGCCGCTAAGACTGCGAGATTTAGATGAAGGACTATAGTGACTGGCAAATACAAAAAGAAGTTTTAAAAGAGTATTTGCAAGTAATGATTGCTCTTGAAGATTGGCACGGTGTAGCAGATGTAGCCATGGATTTAAGGGAACTGGAAGCAAAACATGCCAACTAGCGGTTCAACAGATTTTTCACCAGAGTTCACAGAGATCGCTGAAGAAGCGTGGGAGAGGGCTGGCCGCGAGATGCGGACTGGTTATGACCTTCGCACGGCTAGAAGGTCTATGAACCTGATGACTATCGAGTGGCAAAACCGCGGCATTAACATGTGGACCATTGATCAGGGGACGATTACCCTGACAGCAGGCGTTAATACGTATGCACTACCTATCGATACAATTGACCTGCTCGAGCATGTCATACGTACAGGACAGAATGTTTCATCGACACAAGCGGATCTTACGATCACGCGTATTAGCGTTTCAACCTACGCCACCATTCCAAACAAATTACAGCAAGCCAGACCTATACAGGTTTGGATTCAGCGTTTATCTGGACAAGTATCACCGGCTAATGCAACGTTGTCTTCGACGATTAATTCATCGACAACAACAATCACGTTAAGTTCGACAGCTAGCCTTCCGAGTGCGGGATTTATTAGGATTGATAGCGAAGATATTCTTTATCAATGGCTTGATGGTAATAGTCTTGGCGGTGTAGTTCGCGGACAAAACGGGACGACAGCCGTAAGTCATACAGCAGGCGCAACGATCTACAACCCTAACCTCCCCGCAATAACAGTCTGGCCTACGCCAGACAACAGCACGACGTACCAATTCGTCTACTGGAGAATGAGAAGGGTTCAGAACGCAGGCTCAGGTATTCAAACAGCCGATATGAACTTTCGTTTCTTGCCGTGTCTTGTGGCGGGTCTTGCTTACTATATAGCCATGAAAGTACCGGAACTTGTGACTCGAGTTCCTATGTTGAAAGAAGCCTACGAAGAGCAATTCAACTTAGCCGCTGGCGAAGATAGAGAGAAGGCAGCTATACGATTCGTACCTCGCCAACAGTTCATTGGATCTGGAGGCGGCTATGGGTAATAGATTTGCTTCCGGTAAATATTCTATAGCGATGTGCGATAGGTGCGGACAGCAATTTAAGTTAAAGCGTCTTCGTACTGAAGTTATTAAAACCAAACGGTATAACCTATTAGTATGTAATGAATGCTGGGATCCCGACCAGCCTCAATTACTTCTTGGCATGTTTCCTGTGGACGATCCGCAAGCCGTAAGGAACCCAAGAAAAGATACGACGTATGTTACCGCAGGGGTAAATGGTCTTGAGTTACTTCCAAATTCATCAGGCGGATTTCCAACAGGTGGCTCTCGAGATATTCAGTGGGGATGGAGTCCTGTAGGCGGGGCATCAGCTTACGATGATCCTTTGACGCCAAACTACTTGGTGGCAACGACGGCTGTTGGTACAGTAACGATATCTACGACTTAGGAGTTTTAAAATGGATGCAAAAGCAGCAGTACACAAACATGAGAAGGCGTTGCACCCGGGCAAACCTTTAACTAAATTAGCCAAGGGTGGCAAGACTAACGCTGATATGTTAAAGATGGGGCGTAACCTTGCAAAAGTTGCCAACCAAAACAAGTCTTCTTTCAAGTACAAAGGCATGAAATGAAAGAGAAAAAAAACCCAAACCAGCCTAAGCCTGCGCCTAATCCGCACACTGCGGGATATCCGGAAAAAGATGTAAAGAAAACGGGAATTAAAATCCGTGGCACCGGAGCGGCAACCAAGGGTGTAATGGCTAGAGGTCCGATGGCGTGAACTATCAGGAGCTTGTGACGGCGGTCCAAGATTATCTTGAGACCACTTTTACAACAGCGGACATGAATACCATGATCCGTCAGGCAGAGCAGCGTATTTACAATACGGTGCAAATAGCTTATTTGCGTAAAAATGTAACAGGCTCATTAACAGCAAATAACAAATACCTCCAATGCCCAGCCGATATGTTGTCGGTGTATTCGTTGGCGGTTGTAAAAACAAATGGCGAGTATTTATATCTTTTAAATAAAGATGTTAATTTTATTAGAGAGGCGTATCCGGATCCTTCAAGTACAGGCTTGCCAAAGCATTATGCAATTTTTGGCCCTGACTATCCATCGACGCCTAACGAGTTAGTTTTTATAGTAGGCCCCACTCCTGACACGGGGTATAGCGCTGAGTTGCATTATTACTTTTACCCGACATCAATTGTTCAAAGAGCAATCAACAGTTTTGGAGTAATTACAGGCGGATCAGGCTATGTAAACGGGACTTATTTTAATGTTCCTTTGACAGGTGGTAGCGGAGAGTCAGCTACGGCAACAATTACAGTATCTGGAGGGGCGATCACAGCGGTTACATTATCTAATCCGGGTTGCTTTTATGTTGCAAATAATTCTTTAAGTTGTGCCAATTCAAGTATTGGCGGTACTGGGTCTGGGTTTTCAGTCGTTGTATCGTCTGTAGATAATTTGCTAGGAACTACGTGGCTTGGCGATAATTTTGATTCAGCTTTATTGAACGCAACAATTCTTGAAGGGTCGGCATTTCTTAAGTTAGAGGCCGATTTACTCAAGCTAGCAAATGACCGTTACGTTCAGTCGATAGCGTTGTTGAAGAATCTTGGCGATGGCAAACAACGCATGGATGCTTATAGAGATGGGCAGGTACGGGTTGAAGTGTCATGAGTATTGTCCAAGGGCAAACAACGAGTTTTAAGTACGAGCTTTATCTTGGCATTCATAATTTGCAGACGGACGTATTAAAAATTGCTCTTTACACGGCAAACGCAGATTTGAATCAAAACACCACGGTTTATTCGTCAACAAACGAAATCTCTGGTACTGGGTATTCATTAGGGGGCAAAGTGTTAACGGGAGCTACCGTTAGCTATTCAGGAACTACGGCTTATGTAGATTTTGACAACGTAATTTGGACGCCAGCATCTTTTACAACAAGATGTGCTTTGATATACAACAGTAGCAAAGCAGACCGATCAGTAGCTGTGCTTGACTTTGGTTCTGACAAAACAACAACGACTCAATTTATAATTACAATGCCAACCAACTCTGCAACAAATGCACTTATACGGATGGATTAAGATGGAAAAAGCACAAACAAGCGACTTAGTGTCAAGCGGCCTGACGGCCAAAACAGGCTCAGGCGAGAAAGCACTAGCTTGTGGCAGATATATTGCTGAGTGCCATGACAAAGATGGCAACCTGAAATGGACTGCCGAGGGTGATAATTTGGTGGTCAATGTAGGGCTACAGTACATGGCTGGCACTTCATTAGTAAGCGTTGCACAGATCACAACGTGGTACGTTGGTCTTTATGGCGCAGCGGCAAGTAATACGCCAGCGGCTTCAGATACCATGAGTTCTCACGCAGGCTGGACAGAGATTGATTGTTATAGCAACGCAACAAGACCTGCTGCAACTTTTGCCGCTGCAACCAATGCGAACCCTTCGGTGGTTACAAACACCTCTAACAAAGCCGTGTTTAATATTGACGCTTCGGCAACGGTTGGTGGCGCATTTTTGACAAGTAATAACACTATTCTTGGAAGCACAGGCACGTTATTCTCAGCGGCAGATTTTCAAGCGCCAGGGGATAGGTCGGTAGTTTCGGGTGATGTGCTTAGCTGCACGTATGAGTTCCGTCTTTCTGCATAAATTTATGGTACTCTCCTTAAACTTTTTAAGGAGATGCTATGGATATGCAACTAAACAGGGTGTGGCGCGCAATGCATAATCGTTGTTATAACGAAAACCAAAAGTCCTATAAGAACTATGGGGCCAAGGGCATTCGCGTCTGTGAAAGATGGCACGGCAAGCAAGGATTTAATAATTTCCTTGCTGATATGGGTGATCGCCCAGAAAAAGGCACCCTTGAAAGGATTAATTCAAGGGGTAATTACGAGCCTTTTAACTGTCGTTGGGCGACAAGACTTGAGCAAGCAAACAACAAGTCAAACAATCGCTACATTACGATTGAGGGCATCACCCAAACAAAAGCGCAGTGGGCTAGACAGTACAACATCGGCGTCGCAATTTTACATCAAAGATTGCAGAACGGGATGCCCCCATTGGACGCGCTTACAAAACCGGTTGCTAAAAGGCCAAATTCAACACTTTCTGATGATGATGTTAGAGAGATTCGTGATACGTATCCACTTCTAACGACTATTCAGCTTGGTAAAAAATTTGGCGTTAGCAAAAAAGCGATCTTGAACATACTGCATAATAGGACGTATCAAGATGTGCAACCGAGCAAGGTGTCATGAGTGAAGGTGGCTGGGGATCAGGCGACTGGGGGTTCGGGCCGTGGGGTCGTTCAGCGTATGAAAGAAGTATTTTGGAGTTGGCCTCGGGGAACGATATTGTGGCAGTACCTGGGGTTGAGTATCCAGCGTATATTCTTGAACAGGCCTCGGGGAATGATGTGATTTCTGGAAATCCATACTTTGCGGCAAATATTATTGAAAACGCAAGTGGGTTTGACTCAATTTATGGAGCGGCTAATTTTGGCGGCTATGTATTGGAGAATTCATCAGGAGTGGACAGCATATCTGCGTCAGCAAGTTTTTTTAGTGCCGTCTTGGAAAACGCTCAAGGAAATGATCTTGTTAGCATCAGTGTACAAATTAATCCATCAGTCATTGAAAATGCGTCTGGAGCGGATACAATTTCAGCGTCGGCTTTATGGGAACAGATTGATACGTCTCAAACCGCGAATTGGATTCAAATAACGACGTAAGGAAGTCACCATGCCTTATACCAGTTTGTTAGACCTCATTACTCCAGTACAAGGTACGGAATCCGGTACTTGGGGGAATGCTGTCAATCGCGGTTTGACGGCCTATCTTGATATATCAATAGCGGGAACGCAAACGCTTAGTACAGATGCAGATGTGACCTTGGTTAATACACAAGGCACAAATAGCGCAGACAACATTGGCGCAACAACTGCTCAGTACATGATTTTGAACTGTACCGGCGCAAGGACATTACTTAGATATATCAACGTACCAAATTCATCCAAAGCTTATATTGTGATGAATAACACCACGGGCGGGTTCAACGTCACGATTCGTGGTTCAACAGGTCCAACGACAGGTATATCAGTAGCTCCAGGAAAACAGACTTGGGTGGCTTGGGATACCAATGCGGGCGATTTTAGAGAGATCGCTTCCGGTGATGTGGACGGCCCAGCTTCTGCCACAGATAACGCGATTGCACGTTTTGATGGCACCACAGGGAAAATTATCCAAAACTCCGCTGCAACGGTGGCAGATACCACAGGTGCTATTACAGCGGGTGCTTATAACAAGGTCACGATCACCGCGCCGGCAACAGGATCAACGCTTACGATTGCTGACGGCAAAACGCTCACGGCTAACCGTAGCTTGACCTTAACAGGTACGGATGGGACAACACAAACTTTCCCGTCTACAAATGCAACGATTGCAAGGACAGATGCAGGGCAAACCTTTACAGGGACCAATACGTTTAGTTCTGCGCCGATTGTTTCTACCTTAACAGCAAGTAAACCTGTATTTTCAGATGGTAGCAATGCGCTGACCTCCACCGGAACCTTGGCAACAGATCAGGGCGGCACAGGCCAGACAAGCTACACCGCTGGTGATATTGTTTACTACGCATCAGGAACTGCGTTTACTAAGTTAGCAATTGGCGGTGGATCAACAGTCTTAACATCTTCTGGCACGGCGCCTCAATGGACGTCCTTATCCGGGATTTCTGTTGGAACTGCGACAAACCTCGCAGGCGGCGCGGCTGGATCGGTGCCTTATCAGACAGGCTCAGGCGCAACAAGTTTCCTAGCAATTGGAACAGCCGCACAGGTTTTACAAGTTAATTCAGGTGCTACGGCTCCAGAGTGGGTTTCTTCTACGGGTACTGGTAATGTCGTTAGGGCAACATCAGCGACCTTAGTAACACCGACATTAGGTGTAGCGACAGCAACGTCTGTTAATAAAGTCGCTTTCACGGCCCCCGCGACAAGTGCAACCCTGACCTTGGCAGATGGTTCTACCCTAGCAACATCGGGTTCTAATAGTATTACTTTAACGTCAACCGGCGCGACCAACGTCACGCTACCCACATCAGGAACGCTTGCAACTACCGCAGGCACTGTAGGTACGATCTCATTTGGAACCACGGGATTAACGCCAAACACAGCAACATCTGGTGCGGTGACAGTAGCGGGTACGTTAAGTCCTGCTAACGGTGGTACAGGGGTTGCTAATAACGCTCTTAATACACTGACTTTTACAGGCAACTACAGCCTTGGCTTAACCTTAAATGGTAATACTGCGGTTACGTTACCGACTTCAGGAACCTTGGCGACACTGGCAGGCGCAGAAACCCTGACCAATAAGACGATTAATGGTGCTAATAACACCATCAGTAACATCAATTTAGCGTCCCAAGTCACGGGTACGCTTCCAATTGGTAACGGCGGTACGGGTAACACGGCAACGCCCACAAACGGTCAATTGCTGATTGGTAATGGATCGGGTTTCTCCTTAGCGACATTGACGCAAGGAACGGGAATTACGATTACCAATGGTTCGGGTGGGATTACGATTGCTGCCACTGGAGGTGGTGGCGGGAGTCCGGGCGGATCTACGACGCAACTTCAGTACAACAATGCGGGTGCTTTTGGTGGTATTGCCAATGCAACGTCGGATGGCACGACTCTGACAATGACATCACCGCGTATCATAACGGCGCTAAATGATACAAACGGTAATGAGTTTTTTGGATTCTCGGCGACTGCATCAGCGGTCAATGAATTCACAATCACCAATGCAGCGACAACGAATAGCCCAATTCTTTCTGCATCAGGCAGTGATAGCAATATTGATATCAACCTTCGTCCCAAAGGTACAGGGGCAATTCGTGTTGTACCAGCAGCTAATACAGCCTACGATGCCGTAAGGTTATTGCCAAGGGCTGGCGGCAGTTCTAGTTACGCAGTAACGCTTACCCCCACAACGCTTACCGCAAATCAAACTTTGACGCTACCAAATGCCACGGGAACTTTGGCAACGAATGGGTTTGCTGTAGCTATGGCTATGGTCTTTGGTTAAAGATAGGAGTTATTTCAAATGGCAAACCCAAATATTATTAATGTTAGTGCGATATACGGTAATTCATCGTTTACCGCATTAAGTACAACATCGGTGACCTCAATCGTTAGTAATGCAGCGTCAAGCGGGAAAGTCTACAAGATTAACTCTTTAATGGCTGCAAATGTGGATGGGTCAGCGACCGTTGACATCACCATTAATGTGTATTCAAATGCAACCGCAGGAAGTGGCACAGCGTATGCAGTGGCATCAACGATTTCTGTTCCCGCTGATGCAACCTTAGTCGTCATTTCAAAAGACAACGCAATTTATCTGCTTGAGAATCAATCCATTGGGGCTATTGCGGGAACCGCAAACGATCTTGTGGTGACCTGTTCTTGGGAAGAAATTAACTAATTTGTCGGGGATACGCGATGACAAATGGCGGGATTATTGGCCCAGCAAACATACCGACTTTATCTTCGGCCAAAGGTGTTTGGTCGCTTATGGAGCAGTTCCTTGCTCAGAAACAAGGCATTTGGCCGGGATACTACACCATCATCCAAACCTTTACGGCTACCTCAACGTGGACTTGCCCAACTGGGGTGACAGAGGTTGAGTATTTGGTAGTGGCTGGTGGCGGGGGTGGTGGAGACGCTGGAGCCGCGTATGTTGGTGGTGGTGGTGGAGCAGGTGGATTTAGAACCGGAACTGGATTACCCGTGTCTACTACCGGCGGTGATGGCAATGGCAATTACACCGTTACTGTTGGCGGTGGAGGGGCTAAGAATAATAGTGGAAATGATTCCATTTTTTCTACTATTACATCTACCAAAGGCGGCTATGGTGGTGGAGCAAGCGGAGCAAACGGAGCAAACGGAGGTAGCGGGGGTGGCGGCAGGACAAATCCTGGTTTAGGGGGTACTGGTAACACACCGTCTACTTCACCATCCCAGGGAACCAATGGAGGTAATGGAGCTGATGGAGCTGGACCGAGTTTTGGCGGTGGCGGTGGCGGTGGCGCAACGTCATCAGGCGCAAATAGTACAACAACAAATGGTGGCAACGGTGGAAGCGGGACTAGCTCTACTATAAGTGGGTCTTCCGTTACATATGCTGGTGGAGGCGGTGGTGGTGTTGTTTCCGCTCCTACCACTGTTGCAGGTACTGGCGGCTCTGGAGGTGGAGCTGCCGGACAAAAAGGAAATGGAACACCTTCGGATGCTTCAGCAAATACAGGCGGTGGAGGAGGGGGAGGAGGGCAAACAAGCGGTGCTGGTGGCCCCGGTTCAGCAGGCGGCTCCGGTATCGTCATCCTAAAGTACGCCGTACCTAGCCAAACCGTCTTTGTATTCAAAGGTACGACACAATGGACTGTGCCTACTGGCGTAACGAGTATTGATTATTTGTGCGTGGCAAGTGGCGGTGGCGGCGGTGGTTGCGCAGCCGGAGGTTTTGGGGCCGGAGGTGGTGGTGCAGGAGGGTTTAGGATTGGCTCAAGCCAAACAGTTTCAATTGGCGCGACATTAACTATTACAGTCGGAGCTTCATCGCCTGGAGGCGCTGTTGGAAAGAATCGTGGGACAGATGGTAATCTGTCATCAATAGTTGGAGGATCTTCTCCATCTCCTTTTGCTTCGCCTGGGATTGTTTCTGCCGGAGGCGGCGGTGGTGGTGGCGGCGATGGCGCTGGAGGACAGACGGGTAACAATGGAGGTTCTGGCGGCGGTAGCTCACAAGGATTGACAGCGGGAACAGGGAATACACCGTCAACTAGCCCATCTCAAGGAAATAATGGGGGTGTAGGAACCGGAACTTCACCGGCTTTTGCTGGTGGTGGCGGCGGTGGCGCTACTGGTACTGGAGGAACTGGATCTAGTACAGATGGAGGCAATGGCGGCGCAGGTACAGCAAACAGCATTACTGGATCATCTGTAACTTATGCTGGCGGTGGCGGTGGTGGTGTTGATTCAAGAACCTCAGGTCCAGCAGGATCGGGTGGTTCAGGCGGTGGCGGTGCAGGTGGAAAAGGTGCTGCTGGATCAGCCGGAACAGTTAATACCGGCGGTGGCGGCGGCGGTGGCGGTGGTGGTCCTGGTTTGTCTGGAGCGGGCGGGAATAGCGGCTCCGGTATCGTAATCATCAAAATCAATCAATAACATGACTACTAAAACATATCGCTTCTTAGGCATTGACACAGCCATGCACCTACTACGTCCTGGTGCTAAGTGGGAAATCTCTAATAACGTATTCACACGCTGGGATGACCCACGGCCTTGTCCGAGTATTGAAGAGGTCTACTGGGTTATCGACAAGATCAGAGAGTTTGAGGACAGCATCCCTACGATCTACACCGACGAGCAACTCAAAGAGATGGGCATAGCCAAAGAGGAATTCGAGCGTGCAGTTGCATAACCTATTCCCCATCCCTGTTGGCTTTGCTGAGTTAGGTAGACCCTTGTCAGATGAAGAGTTGTTCTTCATCCGTGAGTTACAGACAAGACCGAATCAAGGCAACACCACAAGCACTGATAATTTCGTACTTCGCAGCCCTGTGCTGACGAACCTAAGATCGTTCATTGAAGATGCTGTAGGCGAATACTTCAAGTCCACAGTCAATCCTAAGCACAACGTATCTTTAAGGGTCACACAAAGCTGGTGCAACTACTCAGAGCAAGGCCAGTACCACCACAAACACGCTCATCCTAATAGTTACATCTCAGGTGTGTTTTATGTGCAGACCAACCCTGATGATCGGATTTACTTCTACAAAGATGGCTGGCAGCAGATCAAGTTTCCTCCTGACCAGTGGAATCCGTATAACTCTGAGTCATGGTGGTTTGAGGCTTATGCAGGTCGCTTGATTCTCTTTCCTTCGTCGCTGACTCACATGGTTCCTGAAGTCAAAGGCGATGACACAAGAATCTCATTGTCATTTAATACCTTCCCTGTCGGTGTCGTTGGGGAAGAGATGGATTTAACCGGTTTAAGGCTGGAGGCTTAGATGGCACATTTTTGCGAGCTTGATGAAAACAACGTAGTCTTGCGTGTGGTTGTTGTTGATAACAAAGACACGGCTGATGCGTTTGGCGTTGAAAAAGAACACATCGGCGCTGCACATCTAGAGAAAATTCTCGGTGGCGTATGGAAGCAGACATCTTATAACGGCAACATGCGTAAGAACTACGCAGGGATTGGCTATACCTACAGGCAAGACATTGACGCGTTTGTGCCGCCACAGCCTTTCCCGTCATGGATTCTGAACGCTAATGCACAGTGGGAAGCGCCTGTTGCCACGCCCACAGATGGCATGTATAGCTGGGATGAAGAGACAACCAGTTGGGTAAAAAATGAAAATCAACCTTGAGCTTACGGTTGATGAAATCAATATGGTATTGGATACCCTAGGGAACCTGCCCTATAAACAAATAGCCGTATTGTTTGAGAAGATTAAGTCTCAAGCCGTTGCTCAATTAGAAGAAAAGAAGGATGTTTGATCTCCTCTCGGGTGGCTTGCTTGGCTCTATCTTTGGTGGTTTGTTTAGGCTTGCCCCCGAAATCCTGAAGTTTCTTGACAAGGCCAATGAGCGTAAGCATGAGCTAAGTATGTTCCAACTCCAGACCGATCTGGAGAAAATGCGTGGTGAGTTCAGAGTAGAGGAAAAGTATGTCGACTACTCCATCCAGCAGACCGAAGCGATTAAAGCGGCCTTTCAAGAGCAGGCTGAAACGGCTAAAGCAGCAGGCTGGTTTGTGGCTGCAATCTCTGCTCTTGTACGTCCCGGCATCACTTGGGCATTATTTTTTATGTACGCGGCAGTCAAGGCGGCAGCGCTTGTTATGGCGTTTCAGACTGGCGCGGTATGGACCGAGGTGGTAACTACAGTCTGGGATGCTGACGATTTTGGGTTGTTTACGATGTGTATCTCATTCTTTTTTGTTGGTAGACCCCTGGAAAAGTACAGAAAATCGTGAGCAAAAAAATTCCAATAAACTGTAGTCATTGCGGCAGACTGTTTGAACGTAAAAATGGCGGCAGGGAAAAGCAGTGTTCAATCGCTTGTCGGTTTTGGTCTAAGGTAAGCCGCGTAAAAAGCGGGTGCTGGGAATGGCAGTGGTCTGTATTTACGCAGACAGGGTATGGGCAATTTGCACTTGACTCAAAAACCCCTGTAAATGCACATCGCATGTCATGGGAACTTACTAACGGATCAATACCTTCTGGGTTATTAGTTCTGCACAAGTGTGACAACCGCAAGTGCGTGAATCCAGAGCATCTTTTCCTTGGAACTGATGCGGACAATATGCAAGACAAAGCAAGAAAGGGAAGGTCATCACGCCACTGGCTTGGAAAAAAACGATCTGAAGAATCAGTTAAAAAACAATCTGAGTCCATAAAAATCTGGTGGCAAAAACGCAAGCAGCTCGCAATAGAAAAATATCAGAAATGAACGATGAGGCTAAAAAGCTAGCTAAAAATGTACTTATTAAGCCCTTTGAAGGGCTAGCTAGACTACTGCCAAACGGAACTGTAACTTCATACCCTGATCCCGGCACTCGGGGGCATCCTTGGACGATTGGCTGGGGATCTACTGGCCCTGACATTCAGCCCGGAACAATTTGGACCATGCAGCAGTGTGAGGATTCGCTGAGTCATCACATTGATTACTTTTATGCAGGCATCTGCAAGCTTTCTCCGACGTTTCAAAAGGCATCTCCACGGCGCATTGCCGCAGTGACAAGCTGGGTCTACAATTGTGGCTTAGGGAATTACAGGGTTTCTACGTTTAAAAAACGTGTTGATGCGGGGGATTGGGATGGTGCAGCGACTGAATGTGTCAAATGGAACAAAGCAAACGGTCGTGTACTCCCCGGACTTACCCGCCGCCGAGCAGCAGAAGCTGCATTGATGAGGTGAGCCATGCCTCTATCAAAGGTTATTAACAAACCCGGAGTTAATAAAGAAAATACACGCTATACCAATGAGAACGGTTGGTATGTATCTGAGAAAGTAAGATTTCGTCAAGGGACTCCAGAGAAGATCGGAGGCTGGCTAAGGATTTCTCAGGCTGTTTTTTTAGGTATATGCCGGTCGTTATGGAATTGGGTTACTTTAACAAACGCAAATTTACTTGGCGTTGGGACAAACTTAAAATATTACATTGAACAAGGCGGGGCATATACCGACATCACGCCTATTAGATTGACACAGTCAGTAACCTTTGCCGCAGTAACAACCGCACCGTTTTCATCAACAATAACCGTAACCTCGGCAAATCATGGCGCAATCACGAATGATTTCGTAACGTTTTCGGGAGCTGTGAGTCTTGGTGGAAATATCACTGCGGCGGTATTAAACCAAGAGTACCAAATCACAAGTGTACCGACAGTCAATACATTCACAATTACAGCGACGAACCCAAGCACAGGCGCAGCAGTAACCTCTAACGCGTCTGATGTTGGCAATGGTGGAGCAAGTGCGGTAGGTGCGTTTCAAGTCAACACGGGTCCAGGTGTAGCACAAGTCCCGCTCATTGGGTGGGGCGGTGGCTCTTGGGGTGGTGGCTCTTGGGGGATCACGCCACAAGTGACAGATCCATTAAGGATTTGGAACGCAAACAATTGGGGCGAAGATTTAGTGTTTGGTCCACGAGCCGCCGGCTTATATTATTGGGATGCCACAGGTGGATTATCAACAAGGGGCGTTGCGCTAAGTAGCCTTGGCGGAGTTGTTACTTTGACCATAGCCTCTCCTTGTGTAATTACGTTTACCGTAGCGTTGGTTGCGGGAACATCGATTTCATTAACAACCACAGGTGCGTTGCCAACAGGGCTGTCTACAAACACAACATATTATTTAATCAACGTAAGTGGTCTTACGGCAAATTTAGCAACAACAGCGACGGGAACTGCAATTATAACTTCCGGCACGCAGTCAGGAGTCCACTCGATGGTTCTTGAAGATGTGCCGAAAGTTCAATATTCGCTACTTGTATCAGACGCTTATCGTTATTTAATGGTATTTGGATGTAATCCATTAGACTCCGCAACGGCTGACCCAATGTTAATTAGATGGTGTAGCCAAGAATCCTTAGTTGATTGGAATCCGTCGGCAACAAACACCGCAGGGTCAATAAGACTGTCACGCGGATCTCAAATTATTACTGTGCAACAGCAACGGCAAGAAATTTTGACATGGACTGATTCGTCACTTTTTTCGATTCAATTTCTTGGCGCGCCGTTGGTTTGGGGGTCACAAATTTTGGCGGACAATATTTCTATTGTTGGGCCAAATGCTGTTGCCGTTGCGTCAAGCAAAACATATTGGATGGGAATTGATAAATTTTACATTTATGACGGCGTAGTCAAAACATTAAACTGTGATCTTCGAAGGTATATTTTCAACGATATTAATCTGTATCAAAACTATCAAATCTTTGCTGGAACAAATGAAGGGTTTAATGAAATTTGGTGGTTTTATTGTTCTGAAGATTCTGAGTCTGTTGATCGTTATGTTGTATTTAACTACGCCGAAAATAATGGACAAGGCGTTTGGTACTACGGCACGATGGCGAGAACCGCTTGGAGCGATTCAGGGTTAAGGCCATACCCACAAGCGGCAACGTATAGCAATAATCTTGTAGATCACGAACGCGGTGTAGACGATAACGTATCGGGAACGCCGCAAGCAATTAATGCGTATATTGAATCGGCGGAGTTTGATATACAAGACGGTCATAATATTGGATATGTGTATAGAATACTTCCGGACATTACCTTTGACGGGTCAGAGTCTTCTGCGCCGGAAGTTACGATGACATTGATCCCAATGATGAACTCGGGATCGGGGTACAACAATCCGCAGTCAAACAGTGGCTCATCATCAGCAACAGTAACAAGAACATCAACTGCAACAATTGAACAATTTACAGGGCAGGTTTATGTAAGAGTTCGAGGCCGGCAGATGATATTTAAAATTGAATCAAATCAAGTGGGATGTGCGTGGCAGCTTGGCGCGCCGCGTATTGATATCAGGCCAGATGGCAGAGCGACAGGACAAGGCGCATGACATTACGTCTTGACAGCCCCGCAGTTCCTAATCTTCCTCAAGGGTTAGAGGTCTATTCACGGGTTTATCAAGATCAATTAAATAATGTTTTAAGGCTTTATTTAAATAGATTAGAAAATATTACAAGAAATTTGTTGGGGCCTGATGGTGGTCGTTTCATGAGCAATCCATTTGGGGCGTTTTCAAGCGATTCAGATCAGGCGGCGGTAAGTACAACAGCAGCCTATGCTGTTACTTATGATGTCACAGATATTAGTGATAGTGTTTACTTAAGCAATAGTTCGCGTTTAAACGTAACCTATCCCGGCGTTTACAACCTACAATTCAGTATCCAGTTTAATAATACGAATACACAAATTCACGATGTTGATGTTTGGGCCGCTGTAAATGGGACGAATGTTGACAATAGCAACTCTCGGTTTTCTGTTCCTAATAGGCATGGTGGTATTGACGGGCATTTGATTGCGGCGCTTAATTTGTTTTTGAGCATGGAATCAGGTGATTATGTAGAGCTGTATTGGGCTACAACGAACACAGCGGTAACTATCGAACATTTGCCCGCGGCGGCATCGCCAACAAGGCCCGAGACTCCTTCGGTCATTGCGACGATGGCTTTTGTGTCATCAATACCAGAGTAAAAAATGGATAGAGAAGCAATCCTTAATATAGGCATGGAAATGCTTGCTGGCGGGGCGAGCCTAGATGATGTTATTGCGGCTGCTTCTAAGTATGGCGTTGACTTGTATGACGTATATTACTCTGATCCAGGGACGAGTTTTAGTTATACAGCGCCAGCTTCTGACCCGCCACCAGCGCCAGCTTCTGACCCGCCACCAGCGCCAGCTTCTGACCCGCCACCAGCGCCAACGTATGTAGAGTCAGATTATGTTCCACCCCCGATGCCAACCGCTTCTCCTGTATTTGTAACGCCAATCGCCTCGCCTATAGCTGTCACACCAATTGAACCGCCTTCTGTTGGTATAGCTTCGCTAGTCCCAAACACGCCCACAGTCGCTACTCCTAGTCCATTAACGAATGCCCAGCTAATTGCAATCCGTCAAGCACAGATAGACGCAGCAACTGGTGATTTTCTAACGCCAGAACAAGGTGCGGCACTCGCCGCCAGGATTGAAAGTATCGCAGGAAGGCCAATATCAACACAAGAAAATGTTGATGCATTTTTTACTTACTTAAATCAATCGGATGTAACACCTACTGCACCACCTACTGCACCACCTACTGCACCACCTACTGCACCACCTACTGCGGGGATTACAACGCTATTGCCAGGAGAACCATACCCTGGGTATTTTGCCGAACAAGCAAGACTTCAACGTGAGGCCATTGAGGCAGCAGAACGGTTAGCTAGGGAGCAAGCGGCAGGGCAAACCTCTGTTTTCGGTGGAACAGGAAACGACACAGTAAGTGGAGGTTCAACCGGTGGAAGTCCGTCGCCAGTCGATATAGATGTGAGAGGGCCTACAACAAGTCCAACAGTAGACGAAACGCGAAATGAATGGGGCGATCTGCCTTACGACCCAACATTGGTAGGCACAACGCCGACGACGCCACCTATTGCGCCGACGTTATCGGACATGGAGATAGCGCATCAAATGGCGGCAGGAATAATTCCTGCAAACATGCTTTATGACGTTAATAAAGATGGTCAGGTGACATCTGTAGATGCGCTTCTTATTGGCCAGGGAACGCCGATACGCACGCTGCAAGAGTTATTGACGACTGCTGGGTCTCCTCTGGTAGGCGCAGACACAATCACAGGAGCAACCGGCAATGATGTAGTAAAGCCGACTACGCCGCCGCCAACATCCAGTCTCCTTTCAGGGGTAGACAAGTATATTGACCCAATTAGCGGCAAAGATGAGACGCAGCTATTAAAGCAGCTTTTAGACAAACAATTGAAAGAACAAGGAATTACAAGCCTAGATCAGCTATCGTTGGAAAACATTAGCGAAGGGCTGGAGGATTTTGTTAATTCTCCGCAAACGAGAACTGCCCTAATAAATAAAACCACAGGGGCAGAAGTCAATCCTGTGTTATTTGATGATGGTTATGGCACAAAGTTTGTTGTTACACCAAATGGCATAGAAAAACAATTTGTTGCAGCAGAAAAAGTTGCAAAACAAGCCGCGTCAATTTTAGATCCAAATTCTACAGGCGGGGCATGGACAACACAGGCGGGCAAAAGTAGCGGCCCTGGGTTTGGTACGCAAGGAATGCTAAACCAGATTGGTCAAAGAATCGTAGAAAGAACAGGGATAACTGACTTAAGTCAACTTGGCGCAAGACAAGTTTCGGTTGAAGGATATTACAGAACGGTTTCTGGTGGCGAAGGCGGAGATTTTGAAGAGTACGTTCCAGCGTCAACAAAAACCGAGTTTTTTGATAAAGCGACAGGCCAAACAATAGACTGGGATGGGTCGCTTGGAACATGGGGTCAAGGTCCAGGAACGACCTACGGGAACGTAACTGCTGACGCTGAAGGAAAACTTAAGGTTCAGACTTTAGGAGACGATTCAACTGACCCGTTCATAAAAGCCGTGGCTAAAGCAGGGCCAGTTCTCAATATTGCTAACTTCTTAACAGGAGGTGCATTAACGCCGCTGACGTTAGCCGTTAATTCAATCAATGCTCTTGCAAGCGAAAATCCCTTTGCCATCGCCGCAAGTTTAGCAGGTTTTGGCGGTTACACAGGGTTAATTGATACTGCGACTGCTTCAGCCATACAGGCGGGGGCCAATGCAGCTAATGCCGTCAAAGAAGGCAATTTGCTTGGTGCGTTGGCAACAATCGCTGGTAGTTCATTAGGTCAAGGCATTGGTACTGTAGACCTTGGCAATGGTTTGACGGTATCGGACGCATTAAATGCGGCATCAGCGGTTGACAAAGCTGTCAAAGGCGATATCGCAGGGGCTTTAATGGATGCGGGCCGCGCGGCAAATAGTGCAGAGTTAAAAACCGCCGGCGCAGCCTTGCAATTAGTTAAAGCTCTTGAATCAGGGAACTTAAATGCGATTGCAAACGCGGCGCAAAATTTACAAGCTGGCGCAAACTATCTTGTTACTAAATCGCAAGTTGGACAGTTACTTATTAATAGTGAAGGGGTTGGCGCAATTGATGCGGACCTCGGCGGTGATTTATTAACTCCAATAGCGCCAAAATCATTTGATCCAAACAAGCCAATTTTTGATCCATATGATGCAACAACTTGGCCTGATCCAGATCTTGATCCAAGTTTTGACCCGTCTGACCCAACGACTTGGCCTGATATTAATGTTTCTCCGCCTGCTACAACACCAACAGTTACTCCTATAGCAGAGCCTACGCCTGTAGTGACGCCAACGGCCCCCGCGGTGCCTACAGCGCCACCTCTGGCTCCTGTAACCCCAACAGCGCCACCGGTAGAGCCTACAACTCCTATAGCACCGCCCACGGCTCCTTTACCTACTGTTCCAACAATATCGCCTGTTACGCCAGTAGCAAAACCACCAGCGGACTTGCCACCAATAGAAATTGGTACTCCCACAGACGAAAGCGATTTTTCTTACGTAGATCAAACTCCAGTTGCAACGCCTACACAGACGCCTACACAGGCGCCTGCACAAACGCCTGCACAAACGCCGACGCCATCAATAACAGTTACTGCTCCAGCAGGAACCTCTCCGGCAAATGCTCAAACATATATTTACCCAAGTGGGCTTTATACACAATTAGAAGGAGAAAAATATTTAACGCGTCCGTTAGATGAAGCAAATTACAATTATTACGCAAAAGATGATCCTAATAATCTTAGTACTTGGATGATGTCCTCTGGTTTTTCAGAGGAAGAAATGCAAGATATTGAGTCCAAGTTTGCCTTGGCAAAAGGAAACCCAGAACAAGAAAAATTAGTTATTGATGAAGCTAATCAAATTCGCGAAAAACGATTAGGCATTGACTTTAGTCCTACTGTTGATGGATTAATGAATGTTGCCAAAAGATGGGGTAGCGGAACAACGGCAGGCATTCAAATTGGCGGCGCAGAGATTGCATTGCAGGTATTAGGCGCAGCGGAACTTGCAACAGGGAGAAAATTTGAAACGGTAGACGAATTAATTGAGTATCAAAAGTCATTGTCAAAGCAGGGAGACAAAGATTTTAGAAATGCTTTTGCGTCAGCGGTCGCATCAATTCCTTCGACGGCAGCTATGGGGTTGGCTGCACTATCAGGAGCAGGCATCCCCGTCGCGTTAGGTGTTGCTTTCTCAAGCGCGGCGCTGCCTTTATTTTCATCAGAGTATGTAAAAGGCATTAGAGAGTTTGAAGCCAGAGGGTTTGACGCTGAAACGTCAAAAACCATGTCGGCGACACGAGCCGCAATCATGTCGAGCCTAGAAGGAACTGGAGAACTTATTGGCGTTCCTGGCACCACAAAGTTCTTAAAAGATTTATTTTCAAAGCAACTTACACCACAAACATTTTTAGAAGGCTACGCTAAAAATGTGGCGGCAAATGTTCCGTCAGAGATAGCAACGGCAATTGCCCAGGCATATGTAGACACAATCCCTGATATAGGTTTACAACCAGGGAAAAAATACACAACGGATGAGTTGCTCAGTATTGCAAGAGATGCTGCTGTAACAACAACGGGTCAGATTGCAATTACGGGCGGCGGTATATCGTTAGGGAAACAAGCCCTTACTTTAGCAGGGCAAACCATTACAAATAAAAGCGGCAATCCTGTTGAACTAGAGTTCAATACAGCAACAGGCGTTCCAACAAGAACTGAACCCACATTAAGTTTGGTTCCTTTTGTATTAGACATAGGGCCAAAACTAAATCTTGATTTAAAAAGCGTTGATACTAACGAAGGCACGTTTACGTTTGAAGGCGACGCAGGCGAAACGGTTATTAATGCAGACAAATTTTACAACAATGTTTTGCAGTTATTAACGTTTCAAGACCCAGATGCTGCAAAAAGCATTCAAGACAATCAAGATGACCCCGTCAATCAAATGGCTGTTAACGCAGCCAAAACAGTTGCGTTTGCTTCTGATGCCGCCCAGCGCGGAGAAGTCATTGTTTCAAATGATCGCGGCGTATTGACCAAAAATACCGATGGATCAGGATATACGTTTACGCCCGCAACGGCATTTACAAGTAGCGGTTTAAAGTTTTCGGATTTAACCCCCGGAGAAACGCTATACGTATCAACGCAAAGCATTACACGAAGCGCAACGCCTACCGCCGTCCCCACGACAGCTCCTACACTTGCTGTTCCCACGACGACTCCTACAGTTGCTCCCGTTGAACCACTGACTGCTCCTACAGAAACTCCTACAGTTCCGACCGAAGTTCCCACAGTTCCGACCGAAGTTCCCACAGTAGATATAACGCCGCCACCTGAACCCCCTGTTGGAGGTCAGCCCCCAACGGTTACGCCTTCACCCTTTGACGTACAGCAGTTAAGAAGTTTGTTTGGTTCAAATCAACAAACTGAATTGTTATTTGCGGATGATTCATTAGAAGATGTATTAAGAATAGCAGGGCTAGTAGATGATCAGGGAAACTTACGAGTAGCTACAGAAACCGTAGACCCAACAGACTTGGTTGATCAAGACGGAAAAATTGTTACTCAACAAGAATTGTTCAGAATGGTTACTGGGGAGGCGCCAGCTGTTCAAACACCTACGTTTGCACCGACAATTACTCCAACAGCCCCTATCTCAACCGTGACGCCGACAATTGTTGTCGATGATATGGGCAATCCAATTACGCAAGAAGATCTCATAAATATTGTCAAAGAAACGCCATCTCCTGTTACGCCTACCGAACCCGTTCCTACCGAACCCGTTCCTACTGAACCCGTTCCTACTGAACCCGTTCCTACTGAACCCGTTCCTACTGAACCCGTTCCTACTGAACCCGTTCCTACTGAACCCGTTCCTACTGAACCCGTTCCTACTGAACCCGTTCCTACTGAACTTGTACCTACTGAGCCTGTACCTAC